CCATTACAGAAACTCCAGTTAAACTTGTCAGTATCTATGAGTATGAGATTGCACAGAATGATAAGAAGAGAAACATTTATCTTTTAAGACCAAGATTCTTACAAGCTGCTCTTGATGATTTAAGAACTATTATGTCTTATGGATTCTCTTCTCAATATATTAATGACAACACTAAAAAGGGAGAGAACTTAAGAGTCCTCTCCCCAAGATAATCACTCTTCAGCCAACCTGGCAAAGTATGCAAGGGTGTCATCATCATCTTCATTAGAAGATACAGAACTCTTTTGTGAGCGAGTTCCACCAGATTTTCCCTGCAGTAGTTCTTCATTAGTAGGAACAGGACCACGTTCATCATCTTCATCATCAAATGATTCATCTTGTTGAACTGGTTTCTTACCAAGAACAGCTTTCAGACGAGTGTTCAACTGTTCATAGGTTTTCATCTTCTCTGCATCAGTAAATTCAGCAAGAGAATAAGTCTTTTTCCAGACTGCTTCCATAACATCATCATCATCAAAGAGTGGTTCTGAACTACCAAACTCTGACTTGTCATAGTTCCAATACCCATCTTTCTTGGTGATTTTCAGTTTGAAATTAGCACCTTTCCAAAAATCAAATGGGTCAATGGGAGTTTCATCATCAAACTCTGGTTGCATTGCTGCAGTAATCTTATCAAAGATTTTTTTGCCAAACTTATAAAGGAATACCTTTCCTTCATTTTCAGGATGTGTTTTGTCCTGAACAACATAGATGTTGGAATAGTAAGACAGTTTGCGCTTACGATCACGAACAATATCTTGATTTGCTTTACTTCCTGTGTTCCACAGTTCCCTGTTTGCCTCACATACAGGACAGTTTTGATTCAGTGTGGTCAGACAGTTGTCAATAAACCATCCACCAGAACCTTGAAAGGCATGGGTATAAACCTTTGCCCAAGGAAGTTCCTCACCCAATGGTGCAGGAAGAAAACGAATAACAGCAAACCCATTGCCTGCTTTATCCACTTCAGGTCGCCACAGACGTTCATCTGTAGAACCACTGCTTGAATTCATTTTCTCAACTTCTTGAACCAGTTTAGAAGTGAGTGAACCAAGACTTGATTTTTTCTTAAGGTCCGAAAAAGACATTAGATTACCTCGGATTAGTTGGATTGATTGGATTAGTTATCCACAGACATCATAACAAAACAAAGGTTACTTGTCAACCTCTGCTTCTTTCTTGAGTCTGGCAATAACCTTTTGCATATTTTCAAAAACCAGATTCATATTTGAAGGGTTGCCATAACCTAAAAGTTTAGATGATTCAATAATTTCATTCTTTTTTTCTATGGCTTGAGGGTCATCTGACAATGACAATCTGGTATACAGGATTTTTTGTTTCTCTAATAGTTCAGATAACAAATTTACATGCTCAAGCTTTTCTGCCTTTGACATTATTGGTAGTCTCAAAACTCCTCTGGTCAAATGCCTTTGAAGATTTTCTATAGTTTTTAATTCGTTCTGAACTATTTCTGAATCAAAGAAGGCCATATTACCCCTCTACAATGTTTCTCAACATTTTTTTGTAATCCTGTATACTGATATTTAGAAACAAAGAATACTTCTGTATCTTTAAAGACACTATCTCCCACACAGGGTCCAAAAGTTGCTTATCAAAATTGTTCCTGAACAGGAAAATTTTATCCCAAACCACTAGTGTTTCTATACTAATTTTCCCGCTCAGGAACATTTTAAGAATGATTGGATGTTGCCTTGAGGCATCAAGAATCTCATCTATGGTTCCTGATGACAACAAATCTTCTGACTCTTGTTTAAAAATGTAAGACAAACTTTGTTGTCTTTTAGACCATTCCTTATAACAGTCCTCACCTTCACGCATCAATTGCCCAATCCACATTGACTGTGGATTATCACTTTTCACAAAATTAGCAACAAAGAAATCTTTTATTTCCTGGTCATTTTTTTGTCTACTAATTCTCTCAAACCAATACTTATCTTTACGTTTGTTAAATGTTTCTACTGATGCTCTGGACTTACCTGCATATTTGAAGTAGTCATACTTTGGTTTACTAAAGTGGTTCTTCAGTGCAAGGTAAGTTTTATAAGCATCAAAGGAGGTCATATCAAAAGTTTAGCTCTGGATGTTCTTTTCAAAAAGTTTAAGTTGATAGCATCACACTTAATTTTTTCTTTTAGTGGTTTGCTAATAAGTTTAGATACAGAATCTACTTCCAATCCATTCTCTTCGCAGTAATGAACTATAGCATCTATGTAATTCATTTCTTCGTTTGTCTTCACAAGTTCTTCTATGATTTGAGAAAACTTTGCTGGACATAGGAACTTTAGTTCTAATGCGTCTTTTAATTTATCTTCCATATTCTTGTAGTTTAGATTGAACAAATTCTCTAATGTAATCATTTAGTAACCTAATATACTTCATTTTATCATACTCTTCATAGACAACGCAATCCCCATCTTCACATGCCATTAAGATGACCAGTTTCTTAACTGGGATGCCTGTAATTTCATAAAACATACAAGCATATGCAGCACACTGAACAAAATAATGTTCAACCCAATTTTTTGGTTTTGGTTTTTTAGATGTCTTGAAATCTATGACTGCCAGTTCACCATTATATTCAGCAATACAATCTACAGTTCCTGCAATGCCTAACTGTTTGCTATAAAGAGAACTTTCAAGAGCATGAATGTTATTTATGTTGCCAAGTTTTTCCTTAGCAATTTTGAATAGAAAATTTGAAATTGGTTGAACTTCTGGAAGATGTTCATTAAGAAGATAATTTTCTACTAAAGAGTGCAAATCAGTACCACGACTTGTTGCTTTCTTATTAATTCTGTTTGCTTCTTCTTCTCCAACTTTCTTTCGCCAGTTTTCAAAAATATGTCTATTATGAAAACTTGTAACTGATGTAATAGAAACTAACCTGGAAAGTTTATCCTCTCCAGGTAGTTTATAATATCTTACCCCATCAATTTCTTCCCTTTCTAACTTGGGAAGATTCATATCAATATGTCTAAACATTAAAATCCAGCTGCCATTTTATTCACAATGTAAGACTTGACTAATCCAGACCTGACAATATCTTCTACACCAAACTCAATTGATTCAAACTCAGGCATTCTTTGAATAATTTTCATAAAGTTTAGGATACCATCCTTTTCGTTATTTCTAGTTAAATCAGATTGTGTAGCATCACCACAAAATACAATCCTTGAGTTATCACCAACACGAGTGATAATAGAATCAAGCTCGTGGAAATTAAGGTTCTGACTTTCATCTACAATGATAATAGAGTTGTCTAAAGTAGTTCCTCTAATGAATGATGTGCTCCAAAAAGTAACTGTTTCTTGAGACTTAAGATTGCCATAAAGCATTTCAAACTCAGAATCACTTGAGAGTTCAAACATATACTTTACCATATTCTTGTATGGAATCTGATAAAGACTTGATTTGTCTTCATGGTCTCCAGGAAGAAACCCAATTTCCCTTGTAGACACAAGTGACCTTACAATAACAATTTTATCATATGGTGTTAATTCATCAAGAACATCCTTGAGTGCCAAATATAATGCACAAAATGTTTTACCAGTTCCAGCACAACCATAAACAAACAAGTGCTTATCTTGTTTGTAAGACTCAAAAAGTATCTTTTGATTTGCAGTTAATGGTTGAATATCAACTAAACTTTCTGCACTAATTGGTTTTTTCTTTTTCCTGTTTCTTGCTGTAGTGCCAATACCAATAGGAGAATCTCCTGTGTTTCTTCTTCTGTTTCTTGCCATTAGATTTTTTTTACTCGTGATCCAGGTGCTTTTGATGCCTTTTCGAGAACGTCATTCCATCCAGGTCTCTTGCTGATTAACTTGTTACGCCAATCACCAACCTCTCCTGGAGTTGCACATCCTTCAGACCAATCCCTTTTCCATTCAGGATTGTCTTTATACCATTCCATAATGTCATGAACACTCATTTCAACTACTTTTTTTTCACCAGTTTCTACATGGATAATGGGATATAATGCCATAAGTTACAAATTCAAGATAATTTATTTAGACCCATTCAAGAGCTTCTGATACTGATGGGAATTGTTCAATGAATATTTTCTTACACTCAAGAGCAATATCCATATGTTCTTTTTGAGTCCCATTCTTTTCTCTAAGTTGAATGTAATGTACCCAACTCCTACAAGAACCAGTCATGTAAATTCTTGTTGGTGTTGCAAGAGGTAGAACAAACCTTGCACATTCTTTAGCAACTCCTGCTTCCAAAAGACGATTATAAAGATTTTTAGATGCAATAAAATGCCCTGAAATTTCTCCTTGAAGTTTTAATTTTACATACTCAGAGATGTCATCAATTGAGTTTTGACGATTCTTTGTGTCTTGCCTACGCAAATCTGGGATAGGAATATGTTCAGAAAGAAGATTTGTATCAGCATACCTTTGAGAAAACTCTTGGAATGTAAAACTCCTATGCCTCAAAATCTGTGCAGCAATTCCCCTTGTAGTTTCAATCTCAAGGGACATGTGTGACTGCTCAAACACAGACCAGTGTTGGTGCTTAATACAATACTTCAGAAGACCTGCATAATTGTCATTATCCTGATTTGATGGATTAGAAACTCTGGCAATATATGCCATAGCCTTTTCTGCATCTGGAGTTACACTAACAAATTTAACTATTGGTTTCATACTTTTTTCCAAATCCTTTATAGTCTCTATGTTCTAATTTTTTTAATTCGCTTTCAATCACTTCAAGTTGATTATTCATATAATTTAATTCTGCTTGAGTATAGATTGACCCATTATTTTTTGTTGCTTCTTTGAGCAACTTTAACATTTTTTTAAGTCTCATCCAGAAAATACCTCATCATAATCTTCTACATAAGGAATTGTAGTTATGATTTGTTCTCCTACATCTTCAGTTTCAGTTTCATTTAATTCTTTTTTAAGTGAATCAATTAATAGTTCCATATTTTTGACTATTAATTTTACTCTTTCTTTGTTCATAAGTTAATTCTTTTCAGGTATTCTAACATAAAAAAAGGGGGAGAGCAACTCCCCCAACCATCATTACAATTGTTTTAATATCTCTCTACAGATTTTTTTACATTGTTGTTGATTATTATCACACTCAATTAAACAATTAAAGTAATCATTCATCAATTCGTTTTCCTCAGTAAATTTACTAATTGTATTTTCTAAATGATTCCAAGATGCAAGTTGATTGTAAGAAATAAGATTGTGCATAATGACCTCCACGCACAAAGAATATCATCACAAAGAATTTCTTTCATTTGTATGACCTCATAATTCTAACATTATGTATGGTATTTGTCAGGATTCCTTAACAAAAATTTATGCCTACTTACTTATACAGTTTAGTCTCTTTGTCTCCAATCTTCTGGTTTATCTTCTTTGAAGAAATCTACAATATCATCTACATTATTAAATCTATTGACACCAAATCTTTCGTTACCTAATCCACCAATATCTAATTGATTGAGGAAGTCGTCCAAATCACCCTCCTGCATATCAGGATTCTCTGCTTTCCTTCTTGCTTGCCTCAACATTGTTGTTGCAGTTCTATTAACTCTTGAAAGTTTTTCTGCCCAGATCATATCTTCTAGACTTACTTCTTCATGTTGTACAATCTTTGCACAAATTGCCTCTAAGCGTAGTCTATACTGGGTAGAGAGCATATGTAGTCTCCATATAGGGTTATTTAGCATTTACCTTTCAATGTAACTAAGAGTGTGGGTTTGTGCATAGAGCTGCTGTATAATAATATCACATCCAATCTTAGGATTACAATCCCCACAAGTATACACATCTACTGCAGCCTTTCCTTCTTCAGGCCAAGTATGAATGCTGATGTGACTTTCAGACAACAAACAGAGTACAGTTACTCCTTGTGGTTCAAACTTTTTAGATACAGTCTGAACCACTGTTGCTCCACTTGCTGCTGCTGCATTTTCCAATAGGTCTATAAGACAGCGCTCATCATCCAGAAGAACAAACGAACAACCATACAGATTTAGTAGATAATGTTTTCCCATTTATTTTTTCTTTTTCTTTTGTTGCTCGCTATAAAGTTTTGGATTTACCCTTCCATCAGTCCATTTCATAGAAATAACATTTCCATATCTATCATAATAATGGTCAAAAATATCTACTCGCAATCCTTGTGATATATCAATACAAACTCCATCACCATTGTCATATTCAACAATGTAAGAATCTAAAGGAAGTGATTTATCTTTTGCTGCAGATAAATCACAATTTTCTTTTATAACTCTAATTTTACTTTTCACTTTATCCCCAAACAATATCAGGAAATGCTTCTTGAACTACTACTTTAGTAACTTTATACCTTTTATGCAATTGCTTATCTTTTACAAGACATATTAATTCTGCCTCAACTTCTTGAAGAGATTCTAACATTTGAATAAACATAGTTTCTCTTTTTGCTTGAGGAGTATTAGTTACTCCTTTTACAAAATAGTTAAACTTTCTCCATTCCTGAACAAGTCTTGTATGCTCTGTTCCAATTGGAGCATCATTTGGGGTGTATGGGACTTCACCTTCTGGGAGAGCAGATTGAACTCTTTGGTCAAAGTTCCAAATTAAAATAGCTCTCAAAGCAGGGGAATCATAATGACGAAGAATTTCTATTTTCTCGTCTCTTGTTTTACAATTTGATACCTTTTGAATAATCTCAGATAACAACTGGTCTGGTGGCAACTTCATTTTCAACTCCATTAATTAATCTTCTGTTTCTTCTTCCTCTTCCATATTTTCTGTACCTTCAAATCTAAATGCTATAAGGTCGTCTGCTAATACATCACCATTTTCATCAAACATTTCTGGATGATAAGTATATGGTTGTTTTTGTGAGACATATTGATTTAATGTCCAACCAACTAAACCACCTAAAACAATTGCCATTATTACAAATAATACAGTAAAGACAAGGGTTATTGCTAACATAGTGTTTCTCCTAAATTACTTTGGTTTTCCTACATTCAAGGAAAAATTAAAGTAAATGGTTATCTTTCGTTTGAAAAAAATAACCACTCTTTCAAAACATATTGAGAATGTTTTTTTGTTTGGAGTCCTCCTTTTTAAGACTAGCTCTATACCCCTGTTAACAGGAAGAGTACTGTCATTATTTATAGAGTCCATCAAATCAAATTATTCTCTTTAAGGTATTTGACTGTATCTGAACAACCCCCAAGATGTTTATCATTAAAAATAACTTGAGGGAATGTTGAACCTTCTCCAAATTCTTTATAAAATTCTTCTTTTGTAAAGTTTGTTCCAAGAACATACTCTCTTATTGAATACCCCTTTGATACACTAAGAGTATTCAAAACTTGAATAACTTTAGTACAATATGGGCAACCATGTTTGCTGTAAACTGTAAAATTCATAACCTTAGATTCTTACTGGATGTGGACGTTTTTTATCTGATTTTATGGCACATAACCATGCTGTAGTTACTGCAACATTGTTTTCCCACCAAGTAGTTTCAAGTCTAAATTCTTGAAATCTAATTGTGGTGTTTCTTATATATTGTGCTTTATCTGCTCTTGTGTAATACCAAAAACTATTTTCATTCCAATAGCTTACATGTGTTGGGTCTTGCCATGCTCCTCTACCATCAGTAGAAGGAACTTCAATAAATGCCCAACCTCCATCACATAAAACTCTATGAATTTCAGACATAGTTTTGATTGGGTCTTTTAAATGCTCAATGACATGACTTGCATTGATAACACCAACACTATTATCTGGCAATGGTATACCATCATTCAAATCGCATGTGATGTCTGCACCTTCCTGATCAATTGTAGTATATCCTGGTCTTGGGAATAATCCTCCACCAATATCAACCTTCATCAACCCATTTAGTTCAGCATCTCTTTCTGCAAGTTGTTGTCCATATTGATGAAACAATTCAAAAGTTTTAATTTGAATATCTTGATTTCGTTGAAGTTGAGTATTGTCTCCTCCAGGCAACCATCTATAATAATAAAGAACTTTTGGAATAAAACAGAACTTAGTTTGTAAGTATGTTCTGATGACTAAATCATGGTCATCACAAATATTCAAGTCTGGATTGTGTCCTCCAACTTGGTCATATACTTTTTTCCTCCAAGCACGAACATGGTCAGGAGCATACCAAATAATACCAATGCTGTGACTTGTTGCAGGAAACATATCAATTTTAATAAAATCTTCCCCTCTGAAGTTCATCCATTTATAAGTCCATCCATTTTCAGGATTCCAAGGAATCTTATATTCATCACCTCTCATATCATAAAGAAGATCTTCGCTATAAACAAATCCAACTTCTTGGTCTTGAAATGCGTTATTAAGTTCTTCTAAACAATCCTCAGAAAGTAAATCATCATGGTCTACCTCAACAAGAATATCACCTGACCCCAAACTAAATGCCCTGTTTTTCACAAACCCAACATTAGGATGTGTGATTCCATTACGAACTTTAATTCTTTGGTCATCTTTCAATTCTTGAGGAAGATGAGATGCTTTACAATTACCATTCAAGTATATAATCCATTCCCAATTTGTATATGTTTGTTGTTTGATGGTTTCATAAAGTTCCATCAAAAAAGGAATGTTTTCTTTTCTGTGCTCTGGTGTAATAATACTAAACTTGTAATTCATATCAATCAAAAAAGAACATGTGAAATAATCTTGAATCTTCTAATGTTTGTCCAAAATATTGTGAAGCAGAATGAATACATTTGCCATTAAAAATAACTAACCTATTGAAAACATTGCCAATAGAATCAACAAGTTCAAACTTTGTTCCATCATAAAATCCACCATCAAAAGCAGATTCAATTTCAGGGTCAGAAACATGTCGTGCTTTTGTTTCTTTGTGAGCATACATAGATGTTCCTGCTTGAAATGGTGCATTTGGTGTTAAGTATATCATACCAGCCCATTGTTGATGATCTGTATGATATACTAATGGGTCTTGTGGATTACAAGTTTGAAAAACCCCATTCATTCCATATTCATCCCAAACATTTATTTTTTGACCTATGATTTCTTCAAATGCTTTTTTTGTTCCAGGAACAAAAAATTTTTCCTCTGTTCTCTTACCTTTATAATATCTCAAATCCTCTATAAATTCTTGTTGTAGTGCATAATTTCTTACCTCATAAGGGTCAGAATAAAAATTATCTACTACAAAAATTCTTTTGTCTGGGTTAGGATTTAAATTACTTACTGTGATAAACTTCATTGGAGCTTTTAACTTATACTATACATTACACATAATAAAATGTCAACTAATAGATTCTAACTTTTCTTTTGCTTGATCAAACAATACTTTTACATATGTTCCAGTATCATAATAACATTGATTGTGGATCAAAAATCCAATTCTTGGAAAAGGATTTTTTCTGTCTTCTTGCATTAACATAGAAGCATAGACATAAGCATTTTCATACTCACCTTTATATAAATACAATTCAATTAGGCCACAAAAGTGTTCATTTCTACTTAAACAAAGTGGGGTGCATTTCATATACTCTTCAATTGCTATATCATGCTCTCCACAAAATCTATAAGCACTACCTATAAGATATTGAGAATAATATATCATTTCATTCTCATTACCATTATAAAAGTTTTTTATATACTCAGTAAAGTAAAAAATACATCTTCTTGCATATTCTTTTTGATGTTCATATCCCAAAGGAAGACCATCTACACCATAACAATCGCTATAACTTTTTCCAATATAAAAGAAATGATAAGGGTCTGACAATAAAGAACCTTTAGATACATGCTGTTGTTCAAGTTCTAATGCATCTACTACAAATTTTGTTGGACTTGTATAAGTATCTCCTTCACTTCTGATAAAATGCCTAAACCCTTTGTCCAAAAGAACTCTTTGAAATTCTTCTCCTGTTGGACCACATCCAGGAAGAATGATACACTCATGTCTTTTATCGTGCTTAAATCTCCAAGAAAAATTAGCATTCCAAACTCTATTTCTTAACCAGGATGAATCTCCAGTGGTAGCAACAACATCCCAAGATTGAATTGAGGTATCTTCAAATACACTCCAATCAAAATCATCATCTACTAAAAGTTCTTCATCTGCATCAATTCTAAACAACCAATCACACTGGTGATTTGCATCATAACATTCTTGAATTAAATGATCACTATTCCAACCAGGATATTGCCACTCAACATTATAACAATATCCTGGAATATTTTTTTCTTCAAAAAACTTTTCTATAATTTGTTGCGTATTATCAGTGCCATTACATTGGATAACCCAATAGTCAATGTGATTATAGCAAGACTCAAGAACTCTAGTAATGATATGAGATTCATTACCAACCATCATATTCAAACAAATTTTCGTATTTTTCATCATAATTCAGGTGTAAGTATTCTATCAACAAATCCCATTCTTTTGAGTTTGTTTGCTGTTCTTGCTATAGTCTGATCTATAGTCAAGTATTTGTAAGTAGCAGTTCTTCCAACAAAAATTGTATTTTTTTCTGCTTGCATTAATGGTTTATATTGTTCAAACTGTTCCAGATACTTTCCAAAAATCATAGGATAATATGGATTATTCAATCCTTCAATATGTTCTACTGGATATTCTCTTGTAACTACTGTAGTTTCAACATCTTGATTGTACCAATAAGAGTGGTCAATAGCACGATTCCATTCATTATTTCTGTTGCATTCATTAAGTTGGATATACACTGTCTTAGGACAATAGACATGTTCAAAGTTCAATGACCTATAAGATAACTTTCCATACTGATAATCAAAATAATTATCAACCTTTCCAGTAAAAACTAACAAGTCACATTTGTCTTTGAGTGTTCGCCATTCATCTTTTGATACATTTAAATGAACTGGAATATCATCAAAGATATTCTTGAACATGTCCACAAATCCATTCTTAGGTAGACCTTGATACTTTTGTTGAGTGAAAGACCCATTAGAACCTTTTTTTCTTATAGGAAGTCTATTCAAAATGCCCATAGGAAGTTCCTCTAACTTAACTCCCCACATTTTTTCAGAATAATCTCTGAATACTAATTCCTTAATTTCAGTGTCAGATAATCTTCTGCCAATAATTTTATCTGAGTTGTCATTATATGGAATAGGAATTTTTCCAAGACTTGTGTTTGCCCATACTTCAACAGAAAAATTATTGAAAACTGCAAATTGATTCAACCAATCCCAAACACGATCATTATCTGTATGGATAGCATGAGGTCCATGTGCATGAATTACACATCCTGTTTTTTCATCAACATAGTCATAACAATTGCCAGAAAGATATTCTCTGGTTTCAAAGACCTCTACGTCCCATCCATTATCTTTGAGTATCCTTGCTGATGTAGCACCAGCAGTTCCAGAACCAATCACATATGCTAATGACATTATCAGTACCTTGTATTGAAAAAAAATGTTTGAAATAATCTACCATCTTGAAGATTACTTCCAAAATAATCTATAGAAGCGTGAAATAACTTACCAGGATATAAAATTAATCTATTGTAAATGTTTCCTATCCTATCTACAGTTTCCCATTTTGTATAATCATGTCCATCCTCACCATGATCAATGTTGTCTATAGATGCTCTCTCCCCAGTTTTTTTGTGCCTATACAATGCAGTACCAGCACTTAATGGAGCATTTGGCGTTAGATAGCATACTCCTGCCCACATATTATTATAGTCAGAGTGAATCCATGTACGATCCATTGATGTACAAATTTGAAATGCTCCTGTATATCCATCGCCATTTTCATCAAGTAACCAATCAGTCACACCTCCAGAGGCATGAGAGACAAGAGCATCTATGACTTCTCTATTACTTTCATTGAGAAATGATTTAGTTCTCAATCCTGGATAGTTTCCTCTTACTGCAAACTCCTGTGATAATGCAAAGTTTCTTACATCATCAGGATTGTTATAAAAGTTATCTGCAACTATAAGATTTACATTCATCCCAAAATAACACCAGTTTTAGAACAATATTTTACATTAGGATCAATATATTTAAACCCATCCCATCCAGGTTCTCCTTCAGAAACTCTTTGTCCATGAAAGTATTCGCCAATATGATTTACCATTATACCACCTTCAGCAGTTTTCAACAATCCTGCTCCAATATTATACTTATTCAATAAGTAATTTGCAATTACTGATTCTGATGGATTGAATCCTGTCTCTTCAAAGATAGGTTCTTTAGCAATCCAAGCAGGATATAAAGACATCAGCATCCAAAAATATGGAGTTGCCTTTTCATATCTATAGTGTTTAAAAATTACATCATCATCTTTTGGACCTATTTCTTCTTTTTCAAAATCATACCAATTATTTCTTTTCAATTGTATTTGAGATAAGGTCTTGTCTTGTTCAAGAAGTTCAATCAAATCCATTATCTTTAATGGACACATTACTTCAACATCATCTTCATGATGAAAGATATAATCATAATCTTTTTGTCTAACCAAATTGAAAAGTTCTTGCCAAGTTTTTGTAATGCCTTGATTTTCTTCATGAAAAATAATTTCATTATATCCATTTGCTACTACAAACTCTGCTAAAGATTCATTATCCCGTCCATTTGGATAATCATCAATGAATAAATGGTCTACATCCAATTCACTAAAATCTAATTTTTTATTTGCTTCAAATGTTTTTTTCAAAAATTCTACTCTATTAGTAGAAAAAACTACATGAAGTAACTTCATAGGTCATCCAATTTAATATTATTATGTTTTGTGGCACAAGCACCTCTGCCCCAACCACGACTAACACTATTTACATAGGAACAAATCTTCCCACCCTGACCACAATAAGGACACTTTGCATCTGATGGGTCATTTGCATAAGGATTGTATTTTTCCTTTCTTGGTCTTCTTACATTCTCTGCTTGCTTATATTTGCGATGATTCATACTATTACAGGTTCTTGTTGTCCTTCTGGAAGTTTGATTTGAGGGGGAGCCCCAGGTCCATTTCCTGTTGCCTCTTCTACTCTCCAGGAACCACCAACTCCACCATTCATATTTACAACAATCTCTGAGGTTGGGAGTGCTTTTGGCATCTCAATATCAACAACTGGACTCATGAGTGTTTTGTTTTTTACAATTTCACGATTTGGTGCATCCATATACATTATCATTCTTGCATCTTCAAAATCTCCACAATCACAAATCTTTCTTCCAGTCCTTCTTTCTCTTACTGAGAAATAATCTTCACTGTTGTACTTGTTCATCTTCTGAAGTCTTTTGATTATTATACTTGGGTTGTGGTTTCCTGTAAAGGTTAGGCCAGGTATCCCTAATAATTTCTGCAAGTTTATGTGGAGTTTCTGATGATATCATAGTAGGGACATTAAGAAAAGGAATACTCCGAAGAGTTGAAAGAGTAGGAGGATTAAAAGCATAAAAAAAGGAGTTCTTGTGGAACTCCCTTATTTATTTTTTGAGGTTTTATATCAACCAATACTTGGAGCAGTCAGAGCAACAGAAGTTGTCTCTGCAGCAGCAAGGTCAAGAGGGAAGTTGTGAGCATTTCTTTCATGCATCACTTCCATACCAAGACCAGCACGGTTAAGCACATCTGCCCAGGTAGGGATCACACGATTCTGACTATCAACAATAGACTGGTTAAAGTTGAAACCATTGAGGTTAAATGCCATAGTGCTAACACCAAGAGCAGTAAACCAGATGCCAACTACAGGCCAAGCAGCAAGGAAGAAGTGTAGTGAACGAGAATTATTAAAAGATGCATATTGGAAGATCAGACGACCAAAGTATCCATGAGCAGCAACAATATTGTATGTCTCTTCTTCTTGTCCAAACTTATAACCATAATTCTGTGATTCAGTTTCAGTGGTCTCACGAACCAGTGAAGAAGTAACCAGAGAACCGTGCATTGCAGAGAACAATGAACCACCAAAGACACCAGCAACTCCAAGCATGTGGAAGGGGTGCATCAGAATGTTATGTTCTGCCTGGAATACAAGCATATAGTTAAAAGTACCAGAAATGCCCAGGGGCATAGCATCAGAGAAAGAACCTTGACCAAAAGGATAGACCAGGAAAACTGCAGAAGCAGCAGCAACAGGTGCTGAGTAAGCAACACAGATCCAAGGACGCATACCCAAACGATAAGAGAGTTCCCATTCACGACCCATGTAAGCATAAATGCCAATGAGGAAGTGAAATACAACAAGTTGGAAAGGTCCACCATTGTACAACCACTCATCCAGAGAAGCAGCTTCCCAGATAGGATAGAAGTGAAGACCAATAGCATTAGAAGAAGGAACAACGGCACCAGAGATGATGTTGTTTCCATACATCAGAGAACCAGCAACTGGTTCGCGAATACCATCAATGTCCACAGGAGGAGCACCTACAAATGCAACAATAAAGCAAGTAGTTGCAGCAAGAAGGCATGGAATCATAAGGACTCCAAACCAACCAACATAAAGACGATTGTTTGTTGAAGTAACCCACTCGCAAAATTCTTGCCAGAGGTTAGTAGAATTACGTGAAGCAATAGTAGCAGTCATTTTTTATTTAAAGGGTAAGTATGGTTCAGGGGGACTGAACAGGTACAGTATTTCCCATGACACCCTCCATCATGGGTATGAGAGATGCTTTACTTCTCATGATCTCGGTTAGAGAAGGTTAAGAAATATTTCATTCCTTAACATGTATTTATTATAGCATTGTCAGGAAATCCTGTCAAGCTATCCAAATGCATGTCTATCCATAAATAAATAAGTGCCCAACTCACTACTATGGCAAAATCTGCAAATAAAGGTAAGAAAGGATCTAATGGTTCTAAACAGAATCAGGGCAATGCAACTGCTAAGAAAGCAAAGAATGGTGGTAAGAAAAAGTGAGGATTTATGCCAAGAGAATGGAATACTCCAAAGCGTGAGCCTTGGAATTCTCCCATCCATCATATTCTCAAAGCAATAGATAATCACACTCAAGAGTACTTCAAGAGTGGTGATGTTTGGCATTTAAAAAAAGCGGATATGTTGAGACAATATTTAAATGAACTTAAGACTTGGGTTCACAAAGAGGAGGGAAGATGAAATTTAAATATCCAACACTTGATAATATTGTTCCTATGTTAGTTGCCTTTGTAGCAACAGCAATTGTTGGAATGACATTCACTAACTATGTGATATGTAATTTCAAAGTGATGTCTAGTTTACATTACTTGTATCTTGTAAAAGCATTTGATAAAAGTGGAGCAAAACCTCCAAGTAAATGTGATGATAATACATCAGAATCAATTCAAGTTTTGATGTCTCTTCTAGCAACCATCATTGCTTTAAAAGCAAACTTAAATAAAAAATCTGAAGAAAAGGAAAATGAGTGATGTAGTTTGGAGTGTAAATATATTGTTAGGTGTTGGTCTGATAGGAGTTATTTGGTGTATCTACAAAATTCTTATCTGGGATAATGAAGAAAACAATTCTTCCGATAATCATCCTCATTAGATTACTGACTAATGATGGTTTCTTTAATGAGAATAGAAATATAAAAATTAAACAACAACCACCAGAAGTTCGTTCTGCAATTCGTAGAACTTGGAGGCGTGGTAGAAAGTTACTTGGAAGACCAGAGGGCACCTTCGGCAGTTCTTCTTCTGAGTAATCCTTTCTCTACTTTACTACCAGGATTACGATAGAGTTTGAGTGCCTCTGGAACTTTACCCCACTCCTTATTCTTAAGGACTTTAGTTATCGTATTAAAGTCAGGGCTTCCATAAAAATCAGCACCAAGATTATAAGCAAAGCTAAGAATTGCGCCTTGTTGATTTTCATTCATCTCCCTCCAATATGGAATTTTTTGAAGTGTTGGAAGAAACTCACGACGCAATTGAAAGTATAAAAGATCATCTGCTTCTTCTTGAGAAATACGATTCCCAATCATAAAAATGGATCCATCTTTTCTTCTGGTGCTTCCCCACCCTATTGTGATCGGAAGTCCTCCTGTGAGGGGGTCATAGTATGCAGAAAGATGGCATCCTTCAAACTCTTTGATGAGAAAAACTCCAGGTTCAGGGAGACCCTCTAATGTTAAATTGATCTGTTGATTACGATAAATTCTTGCAAACTCATCTAGAATTTCTTTATGAACTGATGCTTGAAGAAACTGCCAAGCATTATTTTGATGTGGAAGATCTTTATGATTCTTTACTGCATCAATAAATTTTATAGTCATTTGAAGATTCTGCCCCAACCAGTTTTATCTTTCCCTTTCTCCAACCAACGATATTGAAGATCCGTCTTCTTATAAACTACACCCTTACCATTTGTAACAGGTCCTGTGTACCCATCATTCAAAGAACCATAAGGATCATTTACTACATAACAATCACCTTTCTTTCCTATGACTACACACATGTGCCCACCAGTAGGAGAAGATAAAGTGCCACGATGGAGTACCCCAATAACAACGGGTCTACCAGCAGATAACTCACGATCAAGATCTGCAAATGAAAGATTATACCTAAACTCAGACTTAATCCCATAAGAACTGAGAACTTTTGTCTGAACTGCATGATCAGTTGTATCGCCCACTGCGAATACTTTTTGAACATAAGCATCATCACCCTTTGGTCCTTTTAGTGTTCCTGGACTAAAATACTCAAGACACATAGCACAGGAAGAACTATTACAAGTACGATTAGCGTCTCTGTAATTATCCGTTTGAGGGTAGTAAGGAACATTGAGAACTCCTGGAACTACTGGTTCCACTTTTGTCCTGAAAATCTTCACCCAGTTTGAGGTATCATCCAAGAGTGGAGAGTCTTTCAAATCAACTTCAAGTTGCTCTACTGCAGCAACATGTTTTGGATTTTTTGGATCGTAATATTGAAAAAAATTGTGAAGATCTACTTTCATTGCTTTATCAATTCTGTATTTTATTTAGATAATGATGTTTTTATTATAATAATTGCTACAACAATTAAAAAATAAGATAAAAACCATTCCATCATCTTTGACATTCCTCTATTTTTTCTAAAACTTTATTCAGATAACTATCTGCAAGTGCTTTTGGGTCAGAGGTATAACCAATATTTTCGTTATAAAGTTTTTGTTTTAATTTTAACACCCAACACTTTATTTCATCTTTTGTCAATTGTCCTCTGGGCATGTAAAAAAAAACTCTACTTCCATATTTAGAAATAGAGTTAATTATTATTGCTTATTATTTCAAACTAATGAGGTTTTCCTGACAGGTGTTTTTACATACTCAAGAACTTTTTTTTGTTACCTTCAGTCACCAAATGCCAGGAATGATTTGCCCAGTAAAAGCATAAGTTCCCATAGCAGCAACGATACCAATCATTGCAAACCAACCATTAATACGCTCAGACTTTTCGTTAAACATTGTTTTTCTCCTTAATAGTGTGATGTTGTTTAAGTTCTGGGTTTGGATTACAAACCAGTTTTTCTTTGATAGGTTTGATGGCAATAAACTTGTCATTCTTTAGGGTGCCTGCAATCTTGACTTCCAATTGTGTGTCTGGATTCCACCCAGCAGCAGAGAGTTCTTGAAGGGCAAGTTCAAGTTGCCCTAACATACTAGCACTCACAGGTTTTCTTCCTGTTCAGTAAGAATTACACAGTCACTGGTGGGATATGCCACACAAGTGAGAATCCAACCTTCTTCCATTTGTTCATCATCAAGAAAGGATTGCTCAGAATTATCTACTGTACCACTAATCAGTTTACCAGCACAAGCAGAGCAAGCACCAGCACGGCAGGATGAAGGAAGATCTACACCTGCCTCATCAGCAGATTCGAGAATATATTGATCATCAGGGCAGTCAATGACTGTCTCAGTACCATCAGGGGATTGAAGTGTTACTTTGTAAGTTGCCATAAAAATCAGTAGGTTTCAGCAAGTTGTTCTACAGCATAACCCAAAGTCACAAAAAAAGCAACTGTGGTTAACGTCCAAAGAATTTCAGTCATCAGAAGATACCGAAGAAGAAGTTGCCAGTGAGAGTATAAGAAATGATCCCACTAACAAAACCGACCATAGCCCAACGTCCATTTGATTTCTCCGCTTTCTCAGCATAAGGCTCAAATCCATAACGCTCAATGTCTTCTTCTGACATCCACATTGTAGGCTCTTTGGCGAACATGTTCATTTGTCCAAATTCATTTTTTGTTACGGTCATTTGAGTTTTGTAAAGAACTATTACAGAATTATATAGCAAAAAGAAAGAGGGGTCAAGCCCCTCTGGTAAGCATTTATACCTAATTATGTCAGGATTTACTGACTTATCATTCACCAATAAGTTTCACAGCAGCCTGTGCTCGTGATTGGATTTCATCCTTAAGGGGAACATATCCAAGATCATCAGCAAGTGCCTGTGCCTTATCGCTCAGCATATAACTAATTGCCTGTCTGATAGATGCTGCTTTAGGACCATTACCAGTCTTATAGGCAAGAACATAAGTCAAAGTGGCAATAGGATAAGCACCACTGGCAGAAGGATTGGGATTTTGTCCGGCAAGATTTTTATCCAACTTAATACCATTCAGTGCTTTGGCGCCAGAAGTATAATTGGGGAGAACGAATTCACCAACCTTGTTCTGAACTGCCGCTGCTTTCAGATTACCCTTCACAAAAGATTGATTAAGATAACCAATTGAACCAGGAGTAGTTTGGAGAACACCGGCAACGCCTTCATTACCTTTACCACCAACACCAACTTTCCAATTTACAGACTTACCAACACCAAGAGTCCATTCTTTGGAGAAAGATTGAAGTGATTCAGTAAAGGCAGCAGTGGTTCCAGAACCATCAGAACGGTGTGCCACAGAAATCTTACCAGCAGGGCATCCAAGTTCCTTCCAGTTGTTAATAGAACCCATAAAGACAGATACTACTTGCTTCTGGGTGAGTTTCAGTTTACAAGCAGGATTGTTGTAGGCAATAGCAATCGTTCCACCAACGGTAGGAATTTGAACTACACCACGAGAAACCTTTGCTCTGTCCTTATCAGAGATAGGATCATCAGTTGCTGCGAAGGTTACTGTCTGGTCAATAAATGCCTTACGACCAGCACCAGAACCAACTGACTGATAGTTTACTTTTGGTCCACCAGACTTGGCAAGAGCAGCAAACCAGCGTTGATAGATAGTTGCTGGGAAAGTAGCACCAGCAACAGCGATACGGTCAACTCCAGCAAATGCAGCAGTAGGTGCAAGAGCAAGACTAATAGCAATAAAATGTTTGAGTTTCATAAAAAGTGAATAACTACAAGATAATTCTATTTGAAGAAAATATAAAATCAACTAAGATTTGGTTAAGAAAAAAGCACCCCTTTGGGGGGTGCTTTCACTCATTTTGGGAGTGATTATCAGAACTTGAAGGTTGTCTGGACTACGCCACCCCAAGCAGATTCATTTTGGAATCTTTGGTTGTTGCTGATGTAGAAGAGAGCAGGAGTGATGCTGATGTTATCAGACACTCTATACTTGTAGAAAATTTCAAGCATTTGAGCATCATCACTAATGTTCTCAGAATTTCCAGGTTGACCAAAAGCAACTCCAGCAGAATTACCCTTAGCAAACACATCAGACCACTGAAGCCCAACGAACCAGGAATCAGAATTGGTAGCACCCTTTTTAGAACCAGTACCATCAATTTCATTGTATCCATAACCCACAGAAACTGAGGGAACAATACCTGAATCTTGTGGTTGCCAGTAAGCATTTAAAGCAATGCTGTTGCTGGATTGACCAGACACAAGGGCAGCAGAACCACCACCAAGAGAGTTGAAGGTACGAACACGAGAACCTTCAGTACCATACCTGTAAGCTACAGCAGCACCCCACTGAGGAGCACGATAACCTACTTGACCCATAAAGTTCAGAGCACCATCTGCATTGAACACACCAGTATCACTATTGTCGCCATTTTGAGCAACATAGTTCAGGTTAACAAGAAATCCACCTTTACCTTTTTGAGTAGGTTGTTTCCACTGAGCACCAAAACCAGCACCAGTTGCCTTGTTATAGACACCAGAGGCACCACCAAGTTGGAAGAAGTCAAGGATATCTGACTTATAAGCAGAAGGAATCCAAGCCATCTCTGTGTTACGAACCAGAGGACCAGCAGTCAGAGTTACACTGTTAGTAACTGGGAACTGATAGTAAAGACGATCAATGACTGCTTGGTTCTCATAAGTTTCTGCCTTGTCCAGTTTGAACAGAGAAGAACTTGAACCAAAAGGATCACTGCTGAAGTTACCAGAACGAATACGAGTACGAAGCAAATCCTTACCTGTGAATGAAGTATCAAAGTTCAGACGAAGGTCATAGTTAAATGCGGTGTTGCCAACGTTTCCACCATCATTTGTTTTTAAACCAGGAACTCCACCAAGAACAAAGCTAGCTTCACCCTTAAGTTTGGTTGTAGTAGAAAATTGGGTTGCTTGAAGTTGCCCAACTTTACTTTCAAGACCATCTACACGAGAAGTAATCACTGTGAGTTCTGCATCAAACTCAGCAAGGAGTTTTTTGAGTTCATCAGTAGTTTCAGTTACACGATCCAAGCAAGCATTGAGAAGGGCAGCTGCTTCAAAGCGAGTCATTGCCTGACGACCAACAAAGGTGCCATTAGGATAACCTGCCACACAACCATAACGTTCTACAAGATTGCCAAGTGCCTGATAAGCCCAATCAGTGGGTTGGATATCAGAGAATTGTGTAATGCTGGTAACTTGTTGTACTGAGGCATACTTGTTGACATCCTCATTATTGAGTTCTGCAGCATTCACAGCAGGAGCAACAAGACCCAGTGCAACAGGCACGAGCATTAGTTGTTTGAGAAAATTCATAAAAATTTTTTTTAGTACTAAACTACAATTGTTAAGAAATCTAACTATTAGATTTCAAGTACGTATTTATATTATCCTAAAAATTTTATTTTGTCAACCCACCAAAGGTTCCCAAAAACCATAGTAATCATAATCTAATAATTGTTGTGTTCCCATTTCTGGAGATCTACTTTTCCAAAAGTTTAAAACTCCCTCTACATTATTTTTATGGAAAATTTCAATATGGTCTTGATGAATACCAGAGTCAAAGTCATATCTATAAGTAAACAAAGGCATTGAATATGTTCTGCCTGTATTGTAGATAATTTCTTCAGATGTTGCTCTTGGTTTCAATTTTTGGTCCAACCTAAACTTATCACCCCTTACGTGCAACTTCAGAATCTTTGCTGCATGATGTCTTGTAATTATATAAAATGCTGCACAAAAATCATTAATTAATCTTGGATGAAGATTTGCTCTCAAATTTTTAGTGCTGGTAATTGCACATTGTAATACATCCCAATCATATGGAGCATGAGAAATAAATCCACTCCAAGTGAAAGGCCAATAAGGGACTGTATCAAACACAATATCATCTTCACATATAATAATGTAATCTAAATCTGTTTCTTCATAAAAATATTTAATTGCTTTTAGGTGCGACATTGTACAACCAAGTTCACCTTGAGTAATCATTTCTGGGTATCTTCCTACCAAAAGATCGCTAACATCATTATCACCCCTAGCATCAATGGCAGAAATCCTTGTATGAGGAATCTCATAGAAATCTAACAAACTTGTCATATGTTCTTGTCTGTTAGTTTCAGTATCAAGATTAATCCAAAGAATTGGACCCATCCCTTTAAGTTTTTTTCTCACTGTAGATGTATCAGTCATTTATTTTTAATCCAGTCCAAAACATTTATACTGTAATTCCACCCCAAATCATTCTTAATTTTATCAATAGATGCTCTAGAATGCAATACCTCTCCAGGACGTTCTGGAATACTCATTTGATAATGTGAAATAAGGTCTGCTATTTCTTTGATTTCTATACCTTTTCCAGTGCCTACATTATAAACTTCACCATAATTTTTTAGCTCTCTTTGTGAAGCAAGGATGTTTGCCAAAACTACATCAGACACATGAACGAAGTCTCTTGTCTGATACCCATCTCCAATAATAGTTAATGGTTCACTATTGCGTTTTTGATTTTCAAAGATGGACATTACTGGAGCATATTGACCTGTTTTGGGATTACCTTCACCATAAACATTAAAGTATCTAAAGATTATTGTTTTGATACCATACAACTCATAATACATTTTACAAAGTTGTTCACCAGTATACTTTGATATTGAATATGTATTCATACAATGAACTTGGTTTGTCTCTATGCTTGGAATAAACAAGGTATTTCCATAAACAGCAGAAGTTGAGGAAAATATAAACTTCTTAATATTATGAATTCTTGAACACTCCAAAGAGTTCATAGTAGATAATACATTATTAGACATACTTTCATTTGGCTTCTCCACACAATATGGAATAGAAACCTCTGAAGCTAAATGAAATACATTGTCTACACCTTCAAATAAGTGAAGATACTTTGTATATCTTTCTGACAAATCTTGAAGATAGTATTGTGCATTTTTATTTTTTACTTTTGGATACACTCTATCCAAAACAATAACATCATGTCCTATTTCAACCAACCTGTTGACAAGATTGGAACCAATAAAACCAGCACCCCCAGTAACTAAACTTTTCATCTTTTAAGTTGATTATAGTATTGTTGTATTAAATCTCTATGACTTTGATCGTAGATTTCATTTTCATCAAATGGTTCTCCAATAAAAGCAAAATCATCCAATGCTCTATCTCTTTTAATAGATACAGATCTTCCTTCATAATTTATAAACTCATCTGTAATAAACGCATAATCCTTTACAACAGGATATATACACTCTTTGAGAAACCATTGATCTGCAGCTTGCTCATGTGCCCATTTACTTGTCTGCAAATAGTCCTTGATTGATTGGTCTATGTTTTCTATAAATCCCCCCTCACAACCCCACATACCACCGTTGATTACCCAAGTATGACCCCACGGATGTTCCCTAATAATATGAAATGGTTGTTCAGAATCTATCCATTCATTAACTGCTAAAACTTCTCGTTCAGAAAATCTTGAATCAGTGTCTCTTGAGACAAAATAATCTACAGTGTCATCTCCAGCAGGAACAAATCTCCAAAACATACCATATGTTTTTGATTCATCTTTTGTTGGATAATAAATGCCTGATATTTCTTTAGTTATATCAATTAAATTTACATTTAATTTTTCAAGTTGTTTCAAAATATCAACAGGAACAGAATCATCATGATACATTCTCATTTCCCAATCTGGAAAATAATCATCTTTAGTTTCTGCATTTCTAATAGCACCCAATGTATATTTTGGAACATCTCCATATACACAATATGATAATACTTTAGTCATGGCTTGCCCCACTGTGGATATCTATGATCCTTCAGGAAAGAATAATCTACATTAAATTTTTCAATATCAGAATAACTTTCTCTTTGCCATGTTAAGTGAGGAACAATAACATATGCATTAATTTCTTTATGAGATTCTGCATAATGAACATCACAGGGTTTGGTAATATCTACAAGTTTATTAATAAACCTATCATAAACTGTATACTTAAAAGCAACAGAATGTGCTGCCAAAGTATATTCACATCTGTAAATATGTTCAGATACTTGGGTAAGATTCATTCCATGAAAATGCTGCCCACCAAGATACAACATATCCCAATCATTTGGAACTTCAGCATAATACTTATTGAACTTGCTATTTAAATCTTCATCAAATTCAATATCATCCTCAAGGAGTAAAAACTTTTTCGCATTAACTTGCTTTGCTAACTTAAGTGTAAACAATTGAGACAGTGCACATCCAACTGCACCTTCTTTAATTTCTGGAGGAAAATCAAGGTTCATATCTGAACCTTTAATTCCAGGAACTCTCTCCACCCAAAGGTTATGTTTATGGAATTGCTTTACAGTATCTACCATTCTATCTTTTCTATCATCAAGATTAATACAATAAATCTTGTCAAAATAATCATTCAAAGTTCTCATAGTTTTATCCACCCATCACAATATAAATCAGAAGTATCTTTATGGGACAATGAAGGTCCAAACCAAACCTTTGGAGCAATAACATTTTCACTTTTAGATAACCAAGATGCCCACCAAGAGAATGATGAGTTAGCCATAATGTGATATTTACACATGGTCATTATACACATATCAAAGTCAGCAGTATTTAATTCGGAAATTAAAAATCTATCAGACTCAAACAAAGGTTGGTTTAAACACCATTCAGGGTCATCTGAAAAAATAAGAACTGGAGAATTTGGAAGTTGTTTTAATGCTTCCTCATAATACTCTATTGGTGGCGTAGGATGAAATGATTGCAAACTTAAGTAATCACCACGTCTGATATGCAATGAAATAACTTCTCTATTAGAATCAATCTCATCAATAAAATCAGAACAATTTTTTACAAGTTCTTTTGAAAATGTAAAGTCCTTTCTAATGTCTTCTTCAATGTGTTTAAAGTATTTCTCTGACTGGAAGTATCCAACCAAATCTATTTCATCTTCGCAGTTGTTGAAAAGTTCTTCATCAAATCCATATAAAGATTCTTCAACAGATTTATAATGTGTTACTTCAGTTTGTGTATGAGAAATGTTAAATGTATTATGAATATCAACATTAGAGTTTTTTACATTAGGGTCAACAACACCAAAATAACTTTTTGGTGGAATACAAAAATCAAATCCCCTATTCGCAGCAATACCTCTCAAAGAGGCATACTGAAACATTTGATTTCCAAGTCGTCCTAAATTTCCTAATTGATTAAATGATATCATTTTTCAAAATCCAATGAGTATCCCACTCAACAAAAGGTTCTCCATCTTTAGACATAAGTTTTCCATCAAGATAGAAATCTTTTACTTCATAATTATGAGAAAGTAATTCCTTAAATCCATCATACTGATTATAAAGACCTTCATAAAGTTCTACAGAATTTGCATGTGTTTCGCAAAAGATCTCACTAATTTTTCCATCATCAATAAAAGATTTAATTGTAGTAAGAATTGAAAGGTCACTCCCTTGACAATCAGTAATCAAAGTATCAATATGATCAATGCCATTTTCACTAAGAAAATTATTAAGATTAATGGTATTGACATCAAAGGTTTTAAATGATGCTTTACCTCCAGAAAATCCTTTAGTCAAAGAAAATTCAGACAATTCTGATAGGGAAGTTGAATGTCTATTTTCAGTTACATAAAGTGTTTTAACACCTTCTGTTTCTGAGCAAGCTGCATTAATAAAAGTTACGTGTTCACAATCTGCAAACCTATTTTTCAAAATATTAAAAATTTCAGGATCAGGTTCAAATGCATAAACACTATCATACAGATTAATGTATTCTTTTAGTCCATCACCTTCATTGGTTCCAATATAAACTAATGTGCTCATTTATTTCTCCAAATATTGTTTGTAGATAAAATCTTCAAGGACTTCAATTTCTTCTATCCTTTTCAAATTATCTTTAATAGCATCCATTTTACTATAATATATTTCTTCAGATACGTCAAATTCATCAGTTAAGAAAATTATTCCATCTTCATTAAAATAGTTTTTAATGTCTGGAGATCCCAAATAAACAGGAATAGTACCAGTAGCGAAACAATCAAGAATCTTCTCAGTGAAGTACGACTCATAAAATCCATTTTCAATTACAACAGAAAACATATAATCACATAGACCTTCTTCTTTGAATTCTATTTCATTAAATCCTCTACCATAGACATCTACCTGATCACTAATCCTCGATAACCACTCTAACCTTTTTAAATGACCTTCTGTAAAATTTTTATTGGATGAGATCATGGAGATCATTTTACTTTTCTCATAAATCTTTGGTTCTTTAATCCAAAAACCATTAGCAGGACACCACTTAAATCTATCATCAAGATTTAATAGTTCTTTATTATGAGTAAAAATATATTTGAATACTTTAAAATATTCTTCATAATTGAATTTAACCTCATCTACAATGTCTGGTGTTACACACTTGGACTCTAATAACCAAGCATATTTAATTCCAGAAATTTTATCAGTAAATGCTTGATTGATCCAAGCATCAACATAAACTGTTTCAGGAAGAGAATCATCTTTTACCCATTGAACAAACTTAGATTCTTTTCCTGCCACAGAATATCCTTTATTACCACCAGTAAGATGTGTAAAGGAATCACCTACTAAATTAATTTTATACTTTTCCATTATAATAAAAACTCAAGTGAATCTGGCAATACTTTTTGTTTATGTAAACTTAAATTCTTTTGGTATATTTCTTGGTCCCCAGAAAAATGTTGTGCTACTTTATCTGCTATTAAAGAACAAATTTTTATATTCTTCAGTGTTTTTACTTTATACCCAAACTCATATGCCCTATCAGCCATATCACCATCAGCGCAATAATATCTATACTCAAAATTATACATTCCAACTTCTCTAAAGATTTTCTTTTTATATAATCCATAATTCATAACAATCTCACCATCAGGTTTATTATTAAGTAAACACCAATTATTCTGATGGTCATCGCCAGATAACCAAGTTTCATCAGTCATATCAGAAACATTGCCATATTTCCAATTGAACAAATAAAAATCATGCTCATCATCTATTTCTTGAAATATTTCTTCCCAATCATTAGATAAAAGAACATCATCATTCCACTGACAAACTATGTCATGTGATGCATTTTGTATTCCAAGATTCATAAAGTGTGGATAAGGACTTCTTTGCCCAACTTCAATTAGTTTAATTCTTGGATGATTTTCTTCTTTAATATACTCAATGGTCCCATCAGTGCTTCCACCATCAACCAATACTAGTTCAAGTTTCTCGTTTGCTTCAACTGTATTTTCTATCAATCTTTGAAGGAGTGGTCCCCTATTGAGTGTACCAGTAACAATGCTAATCATACTTTAACTAAAGATAAAATGGTTTCTTCAATTTGCTCCAAACTTTCAAAGTATTCAAAAACAAATTCACAATTAATATCAACTCCATAACAAAAACAATCAGTCTCTTTATTCCCAAAAGCATAAAATGTTTTTTGTGGATTTAAGACATTTTCTTTTGTCATAGAAAAACAAAATGGTCCAGAATTTCTACCAATAATTATATCACAAAAAGTTGAAATATAAGAAATTTCATTTAAGTCACATCTATTTAAATTTAAAATATCATCTGTAAATTTTATATTTTGAACATCAGTATTAAATTTGTGCGTTACTACAAAAATTTTATCTTCATTTTTTTTAGCACATGTTTCAATAATACTTGACATGTCTCCATAGTAATTACATTGTCCAGATAAACATGGACCATTAGAAAATAAAATTTTCTTTTGAAGAAATTGATTTACAAACTCATCTACATTCAAAAGATTAAACTTAGAATAATCCACAAAAGAAAAATATTCCTCAATGGACTTTAATTTCAAATCAGACAAAAATAATGAATTAAGATATTCATATATTTCTCCAAACATTTGATAAGAAAATCTTAAAGTACATTCTCCATTAAAAGGTTTATTAGAATCAAAATAACATCCTATCCAAGTATTAACGTACAAAATATCATTGTCTATTAAAAATTTTTCAGAATGGGAAATGTTTGGGATTTCTAAATATTCTGCATTTAAATCAGAAAGAACTATAGATTGATTTGAATGTGCATAGTAATATTTTAAGTTTATATTAGAAATAATTTCTTCTATAAAAGATTTGCTGTTGAACAAATCACCATTATGGTAATGATTAAAAAAACATATTTTTTTAACTTCAGTCATTTTGCAAAACTTTATAAAGATCTAACATTTTATTTTCATCTATGTGATGATATGTAATTTTATTTTTTATATCCAAATCTGTTTCTCCCCAGAATTCTGGAGGTTGTGAATTAAAATTATTAGAATCTACTAACTCAACTCCATTATTAAAAAAAGTAAGACCAATACTAACATCATCATGTCTAGTATTGTAATTAATAAATTCATTTATACTTTTAATAGTCTTTGTGCTGACTAACAAACCAGCTCCACCAGAGTACCATTTATATGATTTTTTAAATGATGGAGAACTAAACATAGGATTGTCTGGATGTGTTTCATATGTAAATATTTCCCCATAACCTTTACTCTCATCAGCACCTTGAGCAAAATCATTTAAATTTTTAGTATTAACAAAAGTATCATCATCTACTAAAAATAACCAATCATAATACTCCAAAACATTTTTTTCACTTTGAATTTCTATGTCTTTGAGCAGATTATAAAAATTTACACCCTTTTCTTCTAATCCACCATAAGAAGAATCTTCACAAACTTTAATTATACTATTATCCAAATCTTCATGGTCTGAATAAAAAAGATAATCATCAACGTTTTTTAACCAAGTATCTTTAATAGAATCTCTTCTATTTTGATACCTCTCTGTAGTTTTAATGCAATAAAGTATTTTCATCAATTAATTTCCTCTATGTAATTTAATCCTACTGAGTGTATTGATTTAGGATAGTTTCTAACATAATTATGCTGATATATTTTTGGTTTATTCATTTTGAAAGAATTAATCATATCTTTAAAAGAAGATTGCATCAAATGTATCTGTTCTGCATTTTCCAATAAACTAATGTAATCAAATAGTAAAAATCTTTTATCATTCCTAATGATATTGTAGTCACAATCTATGTCAATACTATATCCCCTATCTGGGTCATCATGAACAAAAGCATATGGTTCTCCAGTTGGGTTTAATGTTTTTACTAATTCTTCCTCTCTAGAATAATCTCTTTGTAAATAAAATTTAGAAAATCTAATATCAAAATCCAATCCTGCTAATGTATAAAAAGCTTTATCAAAAGTAGTGTATGTTAAGTGTTGATGTAGGTTTTCAAATCCTATTCTAATTAAATCTTTCTGCAGATTATTCTGAGTAATATAAGATACAACTTCTGGTTCTGTTTTAAAATCAAGTATTATGAGATTTTTTAAATCTCTAAACATATACTTAACATTTTTTGCATAGTGAGTATAGCAAAATAATGTTATGTGATCATACAATTCGCAAAAATGTCTAATCATTCCATTGCAAATAATATGATCCCCCAATCCAAGATGGTGGTAGATGTATCTATTCTCCACACTAGACACCCTTATATAATTTTACAGAATCTTCTCTTAAAGTCTTATTCTGAGCAATTGCATTATCTACAAGAAGATTAATTGCTTGAACCAAACGTGGCCTTTTTACTTTAAAGCAAATATCAATCTTTCTTTTTAATTCTGCAATTTCTGAGTCAGTCTTTGCTTCTTGAATGGCATCTTCAAGCATCCATGTTCTAATGTGAAGAATAGAAAGTTTTTCAACTACTTCTCCAAGATTATCAGTTTCTACATATTCAATATCTGAAATTTCTTTCCCAGAAAAAAGAACCCTATCAACAGTTTCTTTAATACACTGTTCAATTAATTCCCCAAAATTCATTACAATTCTCCAATAATTTTTTTAATAATTTCAATCTCTTTGCTAGAAACAAATTGACTGTTACCTATGTATATTCCATTTTCGTGGACAATATCAACATTCAAAATATCTTCTGAGCACTCTACATTGTAATTGAGGTATGGTTGTCTTAAAAGATTACCACCAACTATAGGTCTATATTCAATAGAATACTTATCAAAAAGTTTAATTAAATTTTGTTTAATTTCTTTTGTTTTACAAATAAATGGTAAACAAAAACAACTATTACCTAAACTTGGTTGGATTGCATAAAAATTTTTATTTTCATAAACTACCCCAAGAAATTTAAAATAATTATCTCTTCTTATTTTAATAAACTTATCAAGTCGTTTTAGTTGGGATAGACCAAGAACTGCAGCAAGTTCAGTATTTCTAAAGTTATATCCATCAGTTACAAATAAAAATGACTTTTCAATTTCAGGATTTTTGTTGATATAAGAATCAAAGTTGTCAGACACTCTTGCTAAACCATGAGATCTTTTCAGTTTCATTAGATCATAAAGTTCACTATCATTAGTGGAAATCATTCCACCTTCAATAGTAGACATGTGATGTCCAAAGTAAAAACTAAAGGTTGCTCCTAAACTTTTAGAACCAACTTTATTGCCATCCCAATCAGTACATCCATGAGATTCGCAAACATCATCTAAAATAATTGCATTTGGGAAAATCTCTTGATACTTGGTGTTGTCAGCAGGAATACCCAAAAGGTGTGTGACAAATACCATTTTAATATCTGGATGTTGTTCAGATATTCTTTCCAAATTACCAATATCAAAACTATAATTTTGAAGGTTAATATCACAAAAAATTGGAGTAAGTCCTAATTGAAAAATGGGATTGATATTTGTAACCCATGTACATGCAGGTAAAATAACTTTATCTCCAGGTTTCAATCCATACTTTTCAATCACAGCAGCAACTAAAAGAAAGTTTGCAGTGCTACCAGAAGTTACAAATAAAGAGTGTTTAGAACCAATCCAATTGGACCAAGCATCCTCAAACTCTTGAACTTTTTTTCCTTGAGTAAATTTGTCAGAAGTGAGAACAAATTTTGCAAGTTTAACTCTATCCATAAAGGATAAAGTGTTTTTCATAAGTGGCCATCTATACCCTTGCATACTTACTCCTATTCTCAAAAAACCAATCAATAGTAGTCTTCAATCCATCTTCAAGAGATGTGGATGATTTCCACCCAATAGAATTCATTTTAGAATTATCAAGTGCACGTCTAGGAGTTCCATTTGGTTTTGTGGTATCCCAAATAATTTCCCCTTCATATCCAACTAATTTAGCAACAAGTTCAGAGAGTTCTTTAATACTCACTTCTCTATCAGGACCAATGTTAATGATTTCTGGGTCATTATAATTGTTCATTAAAAAGACCAGTCCATCAGCAAGATCATCAGAAAATAAAAATTCTCTGGTTGGACTACCATCACCAAAACAGGTAACTGATGATAGTTTCTTTTCTTTTGCAGTAATAAACTTATTGATAAAACTTGGAATTACATGGCACTGAGAAATATTAAAATTATCGTTAATCCCATAAAGATTATTAGGCATTACAGAAACAGTATCCATTCCATATTGTTCTGTATATTTTTTACACATCATATACCCAGCAATCTTTGCTAAGGAATATGAAATGTTAGTTTCTTCAAGAGGACCAGTCATCAAATATTCTTCTTTAATAGGAACTGGCGCATGTTTAGGATAAATGCAAGCAGATCCAAGAAACAAAAGTTTTTTGCATCCATATCTATGAGCAGCATCAATTACATTAGTTTGAATTTGAAGATTCTCCCTAATGAAGTCTGCAGGATATTCTTTATTATATCCAATCCCACCTACTTTTGCTGCAGCAAGAAAAACATATTCTGGTTTTTTTACTTTAAAAAAACAATTAACTTCTTCAGCATCAGTAAGATCTACAACATCTTTCCCAACTGCAAGAATATTTTCATATCCTTGTGCTCTAAGTTTTCTAACTAACGCAGAACCAACAAGCCCTCTATGTCCTGCTACAAAAATTTTACTATCAAAGTCCATTTTTACACATATCCTCAACCAATTCTGTAAATGAAGTTTTAGGTTCCCAACCTAATTGTTCCTTTGCCTTAGAGGCATCACCTAACAAAGTTTCAACTTCAGCAGGTCTAAAATATTTAGGATCAACTCTAATGACTATCCTTTGACTATTATTATCAATACCAACTTCATCAAGACCTTCACCACTCCACACAATATCCATTCCAAAGTATGGTGCAGATTCTTCTACAAACTGTTTGACTGAATATTGTTTACCAGTAGCAATCACATAGTCATCAGGAGTATCCTGCTGGAGCATCAACCACATTGCTTCTACAAAGTCTTTAGCATGTCCCCAATCCCTTTTAGCATTTAGATTGCCAAGATAAAGACAATCTTGATTTCCTTTTTGAATATTAGAAAGACCAAGAGTAATTTTTCTAGTCACAAATGTTTCACCACGTCTTGGAGATTCATGATTAAACAAAATGCCTGAACTTGCGTGCATCCCATAAGATTCTCTATAGTTTTTTACAATCCAATATCCATAAATTTTAGCAACACCATAAGGTGAACGAGGATAAAATGGAGTGGTTTCTCTTTGAGGAATCTCTTGAACTAATCCATATAGTTCAGATGTAGATGCCTGATAGATTCTAGTTTTATTTTCCAATCTAAGCAATCTAACTGCTTCAAGAATACGAAGAGTCCCAAGTCCATCAACTTGTCCAGTAAACTCTGGCATTTCAAAAGAAACTTTTACATGACTTTGAGCACCAAGATTATAGATTTCATTAGGTTGAACTTCTTGGATAATTCTAATTAAATTAGTAGCATCAGACAAATCACCATAATGAAGTTTCAATTGGGAATAAATGTGATCAATTCTATCAGTATTGATAAGAGAACTTCTACGAATAATTCCATGAACTTCATATCCTTTTTCCAAAAGAAGTTCAGCAAGATAAGATCCATCTTGTCCTGTAATACCAGTGATTAAAGCAACTTTCATATACAAAATACTTTTTATATTATTATACAAAAAAAGAGGAGTTTATGCAACCCCTCTAAATTCCGTTTTTGCAGGCTCGCCACCAATTCTTTAACTGGAAATTGGAAACCAGGCGGGAGTATCCTCCATCCGCACCACCAATTCTTTGAGGAAATTGGAAACCTAATGAGGGTCATATGACTCCACCAGGATTTTTAAAGTCTCTCCATGACTGAAGGGGGTTCTTTCCCGACCAGGGCTCAGTTTTTTGTCATAACCGGGACAATAGGGATACTGGGAATTGAACCCAGACCAACCCGTTATAAGCAGGCCGCTCTACCATTAAGCTATACCCCCACAAAACTTATGGAGCATCATTGTGCTGTGTGTGTATTTTCACTAATTCATCATCTGCAGGAATCATGACTACTGTTTGTCCTTCTTCATTAATAATTGTAATGTGTTCGCCATTTTCAACTCTGCCAATAAGATTGTCAAAGTTGTTTTGAAATTCTTCCACTGTATAAGTATTCATTTCATTTTATCAATAATACTGATTACACCATGAGCATAAAAGAAAAGCAAGACTGAACCAATGCTTGCACTAATCATTGTAGCAGTTTTATTGTGCTTGTCAATAGCAGCATCAATCATCTTTTGAACTTCTTCAGGTTTCATTGCTCCCTTCAAGAAACTTTTTAAGGGGGTCGTGTTTAGTTTTTATTATCTCACAAGCCCTCCTATAAAACATATTATTTGTATTGCCAGATTCTTCAAATGTTGTTTTTATTTTCACCCAATTATTATAGGTGTGATCGTCCATTTAGAATTTTTGCAGGTGGTCATTTAATCTTAACCATATTTGCTCTGCTTCTTTTACATCTATTCCATCTTGTTTGGAATAATATATGTATTCATCTAATGCCAAAGTAATAAACTCAATGTCAGGTTTTGACAACTTTGGTGGTTCCCAACTCATCTAATTTCAAACTCCATTTTTCTAACTTTACGATTTTTACGTTCTTCCTGAAATGCCAGGTCTTGATTTGATAGCACTGCATTAGTGCTCTTCTTATTATACTCTGAATATATGATTTCTACAAGGTTTAAATTAATACCACTAATGTTTTCTCCTCTTACTGTGGTCATATTCTCACACCCACAACACTTAGTTTTGGTTGGGTGAGATTCTAATTCTATATTGCAATTTTTGCATCTGATTTTTAACATTGTTCTTCATATTTTTTTATATAGGGAAGCGGGTAACCAGATTCGAACTGGTGACTCCAACTTGGAAGGATGGCATTTTACCCCTAAACTATACCCGCATGTATGGGAGGATTATAACCTCCCTAATATTCAGTTGTCAAGTATGATTAAACTTCTGCCAGAATTAGACGAGAAGCATAGTCATGGGCATAAGATGTACGAGCACCATGATGCCCCCATCCAATCCAACTATAAGCATAGTCCATGTAACGATTGATTGATTTTCCAGGAGTTTTCATCTTCTCCTCAATCTCCTGCCACTGAACCTCATTCCTCAAATAACGAAGTTGTGTGTGAAGTGATGATGGTGAACCACCATACTTTTTAGCAAAGTCACCCAACCCATAATATCTATTAGCAGATGTCCATTGAATCAGTCCGTAACCGCGTCCACAGTTACTCCAACTGGTTTTGCTACCACCTTCACAAATGTTAGGAACAAAAGTTGATTCCTGACGAATGTTACCCATGATAGTAGCAAGGGCGTTTTTGTCTTTAATTCCAATGTTCTGGAAATATTCCAGAGCTACATTTTCATTTTCATTACACCCTTTACAAATTAACCTTTTCTCTTTTGGTTTTTCTGGAGCAACCTTTCGAATTGCTGTCTTTGATGTAGGCTCCTCTTGAATAATTGAATATTGTGGAAGACCACTCACAGGTGGAGGAGGAAACACTGAAGGCAGTGTTGCCGTGGTTGTAACCATTGCCATAAGAGGAACGGCTACTGTAAAGAAATTTTGCACTAGTTTTAATTGAACTCTACATCCCAATAGAGAAACCGCACTTCCCCTCTTTCAAGGGGGAATCTCCTGGGCTCTAAAATCATTATCACAGTCTCATAATAAGAATCATAATGAATGATTATTTATTATCTCACATTTCGTTAAGATAGTCAAGCGACATTACTTCATGACCTTTTACATTACCAATCCAGTCACTAATTTCAGAATATAGTGCATTAGCATCTTCATACTGACCTTTTGCACACAATTCATGCATTCTATCAACTACTGCATCAACTTGTTTCTGACACATCTTCTGCATTTGCATCGAATTCATAATAATCTTTTCTGAAGTATCTTGACAGGATGTTACTATTGTAGAATGCTGGGTCTCCGTTGTCAAGGGATTCAGTGAGGACATTGTTGACAAAGAGTTGTCTCGTCTCCTCATAATTAGTTTTGCCTGGTGTTTTATGTAACGACAAGATAACTCTAACAAAGTTTTCTCTGCCATACTTAACAATATCTTCTTTAAGCTCTGGACAAGACCCATAATAATTCTTCCAATCAGATTCTGATTTTACTTTTCTCTTCTTACCTTTTGGCGTTCTAAATTGCCACAGATACTTTCTGCCAATATATTGTTTTGAATTTATTTTATTTGTGATAAGATAAACAAATCCAAAGTTGTCTTGAATATCTTCTGATTCAAAGACCTTTCCTTGATATTTCCAAGGATTATCATAGCTCATATAAGTAAATCCTATAAGCTATTATTTATCCTTCAAACCTAACAGAGTGATTTTAATCACATTGAGGGTCTTTGTCAACCCATGCTCCTCTGATACCCATAACTCCTTCAGGGCACTCATAGTAAATAGAATCCTTCACGACCAACCTCTGAGTGTCAGAGAATCTTGGGGACCTCAGACCATCCAGAATGGTCTTGTTAGTCATTCTGGGAGGGATGGAGGACTCCCATCTCTCATAGTCCCTTAGAGCAGCATCTACATCACCTTTGATTCTTTCTTTCAGAAGTTCTGGATTGTTAAGGATTTCATCTTGTATTGGATTATCTTGAGGTAATATATTTCTTCTAATTAATTCTCGTTGTATTTGGTCTATCCACATCCATATAGTTTTTTCATTGACTTTGAATACTGATGATAAAAGTGCGACTAAAGAAAAAAGGACTATGCTCCAAAAAGCATAGTCCCATATTGTTTTTTGTTTCTTTCCAAATTGGAAGTTAAACTTCATCCCTCAACACCATATCTCCTGTCTGACTTGGATGTGTCCATCCTGTCTTTAGCCATCTTTGTGGCAGTAGCATACATTACTGATTTTGCTCTTGCCCCATATCTTTGTTTAAAATCACCAGCAGACTTCTTGAGACCTTTTACAAGTCTTTCTTTTTCTCTGGTTTCTGTTGGGTCAAGTTCTCTTTCTGAAAGTTCAGTTTCTTCAAAATGTCTTGAGGCAGCTTTCACCATATCTTTGTGTGCCTGAGTTCCTATCATCTCCTTTCTTGCCTTTTCATTCTCTTGATGTCTCTGATTCATCAGAGCATTCAATTTCTTTATTTTTGCAATTTGAGATGGTTTTCTAGCTTCATCTACAAGGTCTCCTTCAACATCATAGGAATCTGCCATTCCATGAATGTGCTTACCTTTTGATTTCTTATCTGCTCTTGCTGCTGATTGTGCTTCTGACCCTGCATACTTAGCAGCAACCTTAGAGTCCATTCTACTTGCCTTTCTATCAGCAACCTCTGCTCTTCTCAGTTCTCTTTCTTCTGGGTCCATTCTCTCAACCACTTGAGCATAAACTTGGTCATATGCTTCTCTGATGTTGTTTAATCCAGCCATATCTAATACAAGTTTTTAAGTATTTATAAAAAAAGAGGGTCACAAGGACCCTCTCAAATCTTCAACGAGTTGCCATATGAAGTTGTGCTTCATACAGTCTTCTTTCTTTCATAATTTTTTGTTTGATTAAAATAAGCGCCATAGGTTTGCTCCTTTACTTTATGGGTATTGGTGCGTTCCTTCAGTTTCCCTACTTCCGTTTGCTATTTGCAAATAGCAAATGAACGTATATTATTTTATAATTTTATTTTGTATAATCTGCTACAGTTTGAATCCAGCAAAGGTATCTTTCTTCACGTCTTGTTTGATTCCTCCAACCACATAACTTTCAACTTCTGTTTCTTGTGGTGCTACTTGAAGTCCTTTAGAGGAAATCCAGTGCTCAGTCCAGGGAAGTGGATTATTTTTAGCAGCAATATCATAAATTGTCTTAAGACCAATAGATCTCATTCTTCTATTAGCAATCCACTCAACATAATTGTTGAGAAGTTTATCATTAAGACCAATCATAGAACCATCCTTGAACAAATATTGTGCCCATGCTTTTTCTTGGTCTACACAAGTCTTGAATGCATTGATTACCCAGTCCTCTTCTTCTTTAGCAATTTGTTGCATTTCTGAATCATCTCCTTCACGCCACTTGTTGATGATGTTTTGAGTAATGACAAGATGCTGATTTTCATCTCTGGCGATAAGAGAGATAATTTTAGCTGATCCTTCCATAAGTTTGAGTTCACCAAACGCAAACGAGCAAGCGAAAGAGACATAAAACCTGATACCTTCGAGAATGTTGACATTAGCAATTGCTCTGTAAAGTTTTCTTTTTAATTCAATTCTTTCTTCTTTAGCATACCCTGCACCTTCTTGTGCAAATATCCAATCATTAGAAGTTCCATACTTTTGTGCTGAATTAATAAAGTCATCATAAGCTTGTGTTACTGAAGATGCCCTCTCCAAAATCTTGTCGTTGGTTAGAATAGTATCAAAAACTTCTGATGGATCTGAGTATACATTTTTGATAATGTAAGTATAAGACCTAGAGTGAATCATTTCCATGAATTCCCATACAGTCATACATGCCTCCAATTCAGGAAGAGAGCAGTATGGAATAAATGCCATACCAGGACCTCTTCCTTGAACTGAATCAAGAAGAATCTGATACTTTAGATTTGATGTGAAGATGTGTTTTTGTTCTGGTCTGAGAGTATGATAATCTGCCCTATCTTTTTGAAGAGAAATTTCTTCTGGTCTCCAGAAGTATCCAAGTTGTTGTTGAGTTAATTTATCAAATACAGGATATTTGTATTGATCATATCTTTGAACACCCAAAGGGTTTCCAAAAAACATTGGTTGTTTTTTGGTATTGACTTGTGTTGTATTAAATACTGTCATTCCTTCTGGCATTTTGTTTTCTTCTGAATTAACTCTAAATTTTACAGGATTCACAATCTTCCTCTCCTTCTAATAGTTCTTGAATAAGTGTATCTAAATTAACTGGTTCATCCTTTATTTCATCAGTCTTATTATCATATGTATTCTGATAATAACTTGTCTTCCATCCATACTTATATGTGGATAAGAAATCCTGAGCCATCACGCTAACAGGGACTTCATTGTCTTGATAATTCTCTGGGTTATAGGACCAGTTTCCACTAATCGCTTGATCGAAGAATTTTTGCATAAGAGCAACAATGTTGATATAACCACTATTGCTAGACATGTCCCACAGAAGAGTGTAATTGCTCTTAAGAGTTTGATACTGGGGGACAATCTGCTTAAGAGGTCCCTTCTTTGACTTTTTAATAGACAAGAATCCACGAGGTGGTTCGATTCCATTGGTTGCATTTGACACAACGGAACTGCTCTCCGAAGGCATCTGTGCTGACAATGTTGAATGTCTAAGTCCATGTGCCTGAATCTCGGCACGTAAAGTTTCCCAATCATGTTGGTAGGTAATAGAGGAAATTTCGTCTACATCTTTTTTATAAGTATCAATTGGAAGAATACCATCAGCATATTTGGTCCTGCTAAAATACTTACAAGAACCTTTCTCTTTAGCAATCTGGTTGGAAGATTTTAACAAGAAATACTGGAATGATTCAGAAAGACCATGAACTGCGTCCCATGCCTCTTGTGAATCATAGTTAAACCCAAGTTTAGCAAGATAATGTGCCAGTCCAATAAAACCTACTCCAAGAGACCTGCGTGCCTTTGTAGAAATCTCTGCTGCTTCTACTGGATAGTTCTGATAATCAATCAGTTCTTCCAATCCTCTTACTGACAAATCACAAAGTTCCTCAAACTCTTCATCATCTTTAACTTTACCCACATTAATGGCAGAAAGAATACACAATGCAATTTCACCTTCAGGGTCATCAATGTGATGAAGAGGAACTGTGGGAAGAGTAATTTCTTGACAAAGATTTGACATCTCAATTTTATCCTTGAAGGAAGAGTGAGAGTTGCAATGGTCAATATTCATAATGTAAATACGACCAGTTTCTGCCCTTTCCTTGAGGAGGTCAAGAATCAAACTTTGTGCTTTTACTGTCTTTTTAGGAATGCTTGAATTTTGTTCATACCCTACATATAACTCATCAAATCTGTCAGTGCCAAAAGCATCATACAGTCCAGGAACATCATGTGGAGAGAATAATGTAATTTCTGCATCTTGAATAAATCTTTCATAGAACAGTTTGCTAATCTGAATAGAATAATCTAATTTTCTAACTCTATTATCTTCTGTTCCTTTATTGTTTTTGAGAACAATAATATCTTCTATTTCTTGGTGCCAGATTGGAAAGTGGACAGTAGCACTTCCACCTCTGATGCCATTTTGAGTGCAACATCTGACAGTTGCTTCAAACTTTTTGAGGAATGGGACAACCCCTGTATGAGCAACTTCTCCCCCTCTGATTTTAGAATTGATGCCCCTGATTCTACCTGCATTGATACCAATTCCTGCTCTTTGAGCAACATAGCGACCAATTGCCATATCACTGCTGAAGATACTGTCAAGGGTGTCATCAACATCAACAAGAACGCAACTTGCAAATTGGCGAAGTGGGGTTCTAACACCTGCCATGATTGGTGTAGGAATGTTGATTTTGTGCTTTGAGATTGCATTGTAGTACCTACGAACATATTCCAAACGAGTTTCTTTTGGATACTCTGCAAAGATTGTCAGAGCAATCATAATATACATGAACTGAGGAGTCTCATAAACCTTACCAAGACTTCTGTCTTGTACCAGATACTTATCTACTACCTGACGAAGACCTGCATAGGTAAAAAGCATATCCCTATCATGGTCAATAAATCCATTTACTCTATCTATTTCTTCTTTAGAGTATTTGATAAAAATTTCACTATCATAAACTCCCTTTGCTACACAATTGTTAATGTGCTCCTCAAGGTGAGGGAAGTCTTTGATACCACCATACAAACTTTTTCTAAGTGAAAAAAGAAGAAGACGTGCTGCAACAAACTGATAATTTGGATGGTCCAAATCAATCAAATCTGATGCAGAGCGAATCAAGATTTCTTGAATTTCTGCTGTGGTGATACCATCATAGAACTGAATTCCAGATTGCATCTCAACTTGACTTGCAGATACTCCTGCAAGACCTTTACATGACTCTTCAACCATCAAATGCATCTTATCCAAATCAAGTGATTGAATAATACCATTTCTTTTAGTTACCTTTAACCCGTTGCTCATACTCTTTTCCAACTAATAAGTTTTGCTTTTGCTTCTAAACCTGAATAAGTATTTGATTTTAGCATACTATCCACATCAAGTCCAGATAAAACCATATCATTAATATCCTTTTCCTTTACATCTGATGGCCAAATAACCACAGGGAAATGTGTATTAATTGCCTTTTCAATCCTATCTACAATCTGTTTATTTCTTTTTTCATTATCATAAATCATAACAAAGTTAGTTTCAAAGTTCGTTACAAAAAACATTTTATCAACATCAGCACCAACCATAGCAATGGCATTATCTATAAACATACTATCAAATGGACCTTCTGTTATATAAACAGTTTTATCCCAATTGATTTTATCAAGACCATAAATTTTTGGATGGTGCTCATCTAAAATTATAGTAATATATTTAATTTTAGAATTTTTGTTTAGACTACGACCTTGAAACCCAAATAGTGTCCCTTTGTTGATTAATGGGATAATGATTCTTGGTTCATCATGGTCTGTAGTTTCAAATGTATACTTTTGCTCATTTGTCCATGCTTTAAAATTTTCACAATAATACAGTTCTCCAAAAAATTTTTCTGGAATTTTTCTTTTATGTAAGTATACTTTTGCTGGGTGCTCAGTATTTAGTTCTGCTATTGTTGGCAAATCTACCTTACAATTTTTAACTTTTTTAGAAAACTTTGGTTCCTGAAAATTGAACTGAGGTTCAGGAGTATTGGAATTTTTCCCAGTAATACCATTCTTATATCGTTCCATCACATACTGGTCATATAGTGATGTGTCCAAATCCTTTAGAAAATTAGTAAAAGATTTAGACATTCCACAATTATGACATTTATAATTGTGGTCATTTTTAAGTTGGTAAATATATCCTCTTGCTTTATTTTTATGCCTCTGGGAATCCCCACAATAGGGACACCTAAAATTATAAAGATTATTTTTTACTTGTTTAAATTTTTGAAGTCTTGGGGATATCAGTCCAATGTATTTGGAATCAACAAAGCTCATTCATAAAAATTATTTTTGTCCTTCTATTTTAGCAGGTTGGTGGGTTGGGGTCAAGAAGTCAACAACAATTTCTGACTGAGAAAACATAAACGACATAATCAAAGCTGCTCCTACAATTATCCAGCGAAACTTTACAAAATCTTCCAATTTAGTTTCCAACTTTTCTATTCTATGTGACACTGATTCATGCTGTTCTCTATTTTCGTCCCTCATCTCATCTAACACTCTGGTAATCATATCATCAGCTTTATTGCACTGTTCTATTCTTTCTTCATGAACAGCAAGCATCTTGCTAATGTTTTGACTGGTTTTGCCCATTAGTTGAATTGCTTCGTCTATTTTTCTCATCATAAGTTCATATGCGGAAAGACGTTCTTCTAAAACAGCAATTTTAGTATCTGCAGCTGTGTTATTGTTAAACATGTGTCTACTTTTTCTTCTTTAAAACGTCTCTGAAGAAGAATGGAATTCTTTTATATTTTCTTTTTCTCAAGTCAACTGGAGGCAAATCAGGAGGCAATCCTGCAAGGTTGCCTCCAGTAGCAGTCATTTCTTCTCTAATAATATTTATTATTTTATTCAACTTAAAATTGTTCATTATAGTGATTCCAATATTTTTAAACAGGTTTGGTCAATAGGAATATCATCTAAAAATGACTTTGGATACTCAGGTATTCTATTGAGATATAATAAAAAAGTCTTCATAGAAGACCATAACTCTCTTTCTATTTTGAAGAACAAAAGAGGGAGTGCTGCATCATTAAAAACATTGAAGACAATAATAAAATGATTAATCAGGAGAGTAGTTTTTAGCTCTCCTGATTTTACATATCTTCTCAATAACTTTTTGATATATTTAAATCTACTTAAGTCCTCAAAGAAATCCTCTTTAGTTATAGATTGAGGATTATCATAATACTTAATGGCAAACAGGAGGTAATTGTCCTCATTCAATTCATCAAACTTCATAGATTAATTATTTTGATGTTGGATAAAGAATGCCATCAGTTCCTGTTTGGATACCAGACATTGCAACAAGGACTTCACTCTTGACTCTCAGACTGCCATGACAATCAACATAGGTTGTAACACCAACCCAACCAGCATGAGTATATCCTTGATATGCTGCTGGAACATAAGAGGTTGTTGAAATACCATAAACTTGCTTGTCATAACCATCAACATATCTCTTGAAGGTTAAGGTAGCACCAGTAGCAATACCAACAGAAATAGTTGATCCTAAACTAATTGTGGTAGCATCAATAGTAGAAATTGTAATATTGTTACCACCATTTACCAGCAAGTCCCCAACAATCAATCCTACTGGAGGAATGGTTGGAATAATAGCAGTTCCTACACCAGCATTTGTAGTTGCAGTTCCTGTGATTGATAAAGTTGCTAAAGATTCAGCAGCATCAATTTTGTTACTGTAAGTGCTATCAAGAACAGTGTATTTTGGAAGTTCACTGATATAGAAACTTGTAGAAGCAATTGAAGCCCCACTAAGACCAGCAGTTGATGCAATCGAACATTGGGTAGTACTTGCAATGCCAACAATAACTGCATCTCCAAAATAGGTTCCACCAGAACCTCTATAACCAAATCTAATTACGTCTCCAGTTGCAGCAGCACCTACTTGTCCAAAAGTAGTTCCAGAACCTGTAACAACCAAGGCTGCATAATCTAAAGATACTGTTCCACCTGAACCCTTGTTGTCGTTATTTCCCCAGAGTGCCATTCTTTGTACCTAATAAATTTCTTTGTCTAAGAGTATTTATAAAAAAAGGAGACCTCAGTAATCGATCTCCTTTGTATTAAAATTTGATTAAAAATTATGGAGTTAAATCTGTTGCACCCTTTTTCTTCAAGTGATTTTGCAATTGAAGAAGAATGAATGAAAGAATTCCATTTGATTTGAGTTTTGGATTTGCTCCAAGTGCTTCTGAAATTAAGAGAAGCACTGTTGCAACCAAAGCTTCATTTGCTGCAAACCAAGCACCAATAGCTGCTAAAGTCATAATACCTCCTGGCAATTATGTAACTATTTATTTTTTAATATCTTTCAGAACTTTATTTGCTGCAGCAGCAAGTTTATCATAGCGACCTTTTACTTTTCTATTTGATGCTGGTGCTGCTGCTTTTGGTGTAGGAGTAGTTTTAACTTTTCCTTTTTTACCTTGTGGCATTAACCCAGCAAGAACAGTTTCACCTTTACTATGAATTTCTGCAGTTCTTTGTGCTTCTTTTTTTTCTGCCTTTCTTTGGGCATCAGTCATTGCATTTTTTGATCTTTCTGAAGCAGGTCTCATTTTAGACTTTTTGGGGTCAAATACTCCCTCTTCAAGATTCTCAAAGGCATTAGGTCTTTGTGAAAGGTACTCAACAATTGAGTCAAACGACTCATTTGTGGAAACTTTCAGTCTCTGTGATTGCTGAGCAACTTGAAGGTCTGCTCTTTCCTTTGCCACTTTTGCCTTTGCTGCCTTTACTTTTGCTACTGCAATAGGGTCTACTGTTACTGTTTGAGCATCTCCTGCTGCTGGCATACCAGCAGTTCCCTCATCAATAAACTCAGCAGATTCATAAATTTCAAACATTTCCTGCCAAGTAAATTGAGAAAGGTCATAACCTTCTTCTACAAGTTCACCAATCCAAGTCTCAAGTTCTTCTTTGATTTGGGGGTTAATTTCAACTTTGTTTTTGATTCCCTTTCTTACATCAAGCCTTGTTTCTTTTGAATCATTTACTTCATCAATATATTCTTCTTTATTAAGTTGTTTTATGATTTTCTTCTGACGACCATATTTCTTTTGGCGATCTTCATCTCCTGTTGAGGGAGAAACAATATCTCTACCAAGATTTCCTGCCTTACGAAACATCTTGTTTTTGGGAAGGGGTTTCATCTCCTCACCAACTTCTTCTACTTCTTCTTTCTTTAAATGGGCATTATAATTTCCTTTATATTGATATGGAGCATCTTCAATTTCAGTTTTTCTAAATTCTTTTGGACTTTCGTATTTCCCCTTATATTTTCCTAAAGATTTTCTTTTTGATGATTGACTTTGTAAATTTACATTTTCACCAACTTCTTCTACTTCTTCCTTTACTTTCTTCTTCTTAAACTTACCTTTTACTTCCCCCTTCTCATATCCAACACCATCGCCATCATCATCCCACCAACGCTTTGGCCCATTTTCTTTCTCTTCTTTTTCTTTCTTTTCTCTCAAAGTATAGGGGTCTTCCATTTCAAAAAATGGTTTCCTTACTTCTTCAAAAGATTGTGTCCAAATGTTAGTCATTTACTTTTTGTTAGTTCTTTCCTTTTTTTATTTATAGTATCCACTGTTGCTCCAGGAGTCATAGAGGCAACATACTTTGTATATCCTACAGTTCCTACAAGAGTATTTGGTTTTCCTGGTTCTCTTGTCATCTTATCCATCTTGACTTCTGTATACTCACAAACGTCCTTTATCCAAGACTTGAACATAATTCCATCTTCAGTTACACAGATTAAATGATTAGCACCAGACCTTATAACTTTTCCTATCAACCCTGTATTACAACTTTCAATTATTGTGCCCACTTGATACAAATGCCCAAAGACATAATTTTCTCTCAATCCTTTCCAATCATATTCAGGAGCAATTTCCCAAAGTCTATAACCTTCTTTGATATTCATAGACTGTTGAAGGTCAGTGAACATTTGTTTAGCACCGCTAAATCCTGAAGGAAGTGCTTTCTTGAATGTTTCAAAATCTTTTTCTGCTGCTGCTTTTCTTGCAACATCAGATGATCCACTTTCTGATTCAGCATCTTTTGAACCAGAAGATACTACATTGATTGATTGGTAATCATACAACTGTCCATTACTTTTATTAGCAAGATTATCAATCTCAGAAACTCTTTCTGCCCCACAAACAATATTAACTCCAGTATATCCTTCTTGATTCAAGAACTGAAGAACATCAAAGATGGTTTGAAACTCATCACTATCAATAATACTATCAGCATACTCAGGGAACATTTCCTTCATATACGAAATCTTTGTGTCTGGGTCTAATGGATTCTTTTTACCATCTTGTGTTCTACTTGGGAAAACGTAAAAATTTCCACCAGATGCTGTTTTCTTTGCAGACTCCAATACCCTTTTATGTGCTTGTGTTGGAGGATTAAACTTACCAAAGACAACAGTAACTACTTCATCTCTTATAGTTTCTTTTGGTTTTGGCGTTGGTTCCTGTGCTGTTGCCTTTGGTCTTGGTGTTGCTGCTGGAGCTGGTGCTCTTTTTGCAGTTGGTTGTGGTGCTTTAGCACCTAGTCTTTTCTTTCCAGGTTTTTGTCCTCTAAACTTTCCTGTTGATACTCTTGATGGTTCTTTACCTTCTTCACCATCACCATCTTCACCACTCTTACCTTTCTTCTTACCAGAAATAAATTGCAGTTGTCCTTTGACAGTTTGTGCTACTCGTTTCTGTTGTTTATCAATCCAATATCCGTGCCCATCACCCTGTAACCCAAGCTTGTGTGCCTTTTGAGCTGCTTGGGAACTTCTTGCTTCTACTATAAACTCAGAAAACTTCTTCATTTATTAATTTTTTTATATATCAAATCTTGGTTTTGCTGAATATATTGCAAACCAAGTCGTTTTACTTGTAAATATTTATCTTTCTTATCTTTTGGATTTTTGTCTTGGTCTACAAAACTTACATAAAATCTGGAAAAATTTTCAATAGTTTTCTTTTTTAGTTGCGTAATTCTTATGTGTTGTTTGTATAATCTAATTAAGTCATCGAAAAATTCTTCCATCAGGAAAGTAAGGTAAAGATATCTCTTTCTGTATTTACCTCAACACCACACTCTTCGGTAAACCTTTCAAGGTCTCTTCTGGATGGATTATTGATTCTTTCTTTTGCCATAGTATGATAATCATCAGAAAGATCAAACCCAATGTAATCATGACCAAGAAGCGTAGCAGCAAGACCTGTAGTTCCTGATCCACTGTAAGGATCAAGAATAACACCAGGAGATTCCATTACTGCTTGGATGCAACGAAGTGGAAGAACAATAGGAAATGGTGCAGGATGAGGATTCTTCATCTCAGGTCCAAACTTCCAAACACTTCCATAGTTTACAGACCTTCTGGGAAGTTTAGGACGCTTAGCACCTTTACACAACCAGTAGATTCTTTCATCAATCTGTGTGAATCTGTATCCAGAAATCTCTGGACCACTACCTCTGTTCCAGATAATCTCTTCTCTGATGTGCCATTTAGTTTTAGGCAACCATGCCCAAGGAGAAGTTGCATTACCTTCAAGATACCTGACTTTATGATTGTAAAATAAAGAACCACCCTCTTTGGTTTTGTCAAAAAGAACATTCAGAAGTTCAATCTGTTGCTCTTGATAAACATCCTCTGGAAGTGAATCATCAAAATTATCATATTCAATTTTACGAAACAAACCACCACCAATCTTTTGTTTGTTGTATGGTGGTGAAGTTACAGTGCAATCAATAGAGTTGTCATCAAGTTGTTTTGCCAACTCAATACAGTCTCCAGTTCTCAGGTCAATCATAAGGTCTCCAGTATTTTACCAGTATAGCACATCACTGGACCTTGATAAAGGGTCCAGACAAGTCTGCTTGACTAATGTTCATTTTTGATGACAAGAAGTACGCATGAGTAATAAGTTCTGCTAATTTTCCTTGTCTTTTTGCTCCAATAAACATTTTAATGTATCTCAAAATTCTTAACTTACTTCTCAACTTAACTGCAAAGTTTTTACCAGATGGATTTGGAGATACCTTATCCAATTCAAAAGCTAATTCAATAAAAACTTCTGGAGAAACTTGTCTTCCCAAAACAGAAACTTTACCAAAATCTTTTTTAATGGTTCTATCAGAAACTATGTCTTTAAAATACTTTTGCCAATATTTCAAATGAGCATCTGTAAATTTTCCACTTAAAGGAATGTTGTAATTAATATCTTCCCCAGTATACTTTTTAACAAGGTCTGCCATTTTTGGAGCAGGAATAGCACCATTTCTTGCAGTAGCATTTACATATTTTCCTTTATTATTAGGAACTCTATCTCTTGGTTCTGTTGCATGAGCAGCAGCACTTGAAACTTTACTCTCCCAAAAATATCTTTTAATATATTTTCCTGCTTTAAATTGTGCCTCAAAGGTTAAGGAGTTTCCTGCAAAATCAGTTTCACCACCTCTTTTACTTATTTCCATATAAGTAAACATTTCACCTATAATATTACCTTCATGAACTTCAATTCCATCAGGACCAACATCAAGATTGGTTTCATATACATGAGATTCTGGTTCTGCCTTTGTTGGCTTTTTAAGAGAAATACCTACAAGTTTTTTATCTCTTAAAAGTTGGCTCAAGTAAGCATTAACAGTTCCAACAAATACTTCTGGTGCAGTTGTTCCATCTGAAAATTCATCTTTTAACAAATCTACCATTTGTTTAATTTTATATTCTTCAGATGATTTTACCATATAGACATCTGTAGTATTCCAACTATCTTTTTTACCTGTAAATAATTGTTGCTGCTGTCTATTAAAACTATTCCAAATATAATCATAGATATCAGTATCTTTATTTGGAGGTAGAGTTTTTGTTTTACCACCATATCTTGCATATTTCCAAGAAGTATCTTCAGCACCTTCAGAATGAGAAAGATATTTTACAAGTGCTCTTGCTTGTTTGAGCAAACCTTCATACCATTCTTTATCCATATTAGGAAATTCTTTTTTCAAATCTTCAAAAAGAATTAAATCCTGATTGGGGATTAAGTTGGCACCTTTATCTATCGCATAATAAAAAGTAACTATAGAAGCTGCTTCAAATAAATCTGTTTCTGTTGCCATAGTTATAAAGAAAAAAATGGGTTTAACTTTTTAGTTCCTGGGTGAAATGAATATTGACTTTTTACAATACTATTTTTATTAAACTTTGCTTCAGGTTGAATTTCATAATAATTTTTTGAATTTAGTATAGAAAATCTAACTAACAAATTTCCTTTTCCATTTAACATAGGAACATGTTTAAGATTAAAAGTATCATGTTCATTCATTCTAAAAAAATTGTCTCCCAGTTGTATGTAGTCTGCAGGAAATGTTTTTCCAGTCATATAATGTAATTTAGCTAGTTCACTCATATCTATATTTTTAATTTCAAAAATATATTGCCTACCTCTTATTCCTCCACCATCAGAAAAAAATTTTTTAATTTGTTCTTTAGATGGAGATACATCAGCATATTTTTTTAAATTTCCAAAAGTTGTTGGAATCTTTAATTTATCTAAAGGTATTTTAATAAATTGAGATAATTCTTTTACAATATTTTTTGTTATCGTTGAGGAATTTAGTTTATCTACCATAAATTCAGCTGCTGCACCAGGATTAGTAGATCCCCATTTTCCAGGTAATGTAATATTATAATTAAATCTTGTATTTACAATTTGTGGATATTGTCCCTTACTATCTTCCATCTTTACTTCTACAAAAGAGGTTTTTCCATTTTTTGTAATTTTTACATCAGAATAATGAACATTTGATGCAGGTCTTATCGCAGTAAGACCTTTTATTTTATTAATCTCTTCTGCAATTAGTATTTCATACCTATCAAATTTTGCAGTCATAGGTTTTTATTATTATCTATCGTCTTCAGAACGATGTTCCGAATAGAATACATCAAATGCACCTTCAGGATAACGCTTCATCAGTTTGTCAACATTCCTCGAAACCACATAATCCAAAGGAACTTCAAGAGCAATACATGCCTGCATAACATACCACATCATATCACCAAGTTCAGTAATCAGGTGGTCTTTGTTATCTTCATTCCATGGCTTACCTTGAAAAATCATCTTCTTAACAATCTCAAGAAACTCACCACCTTCAGCATTGATGCCAACACCAGCAGTGAGAAGGCGTTCAATATTAGCACCTTTGCGATCCAGTTCTACAATACGATCTGAAAATGCTACAAAATCTTTTGATGCATCTGATGTAACTGCATCTACAAAGTTTTTATACTTGTTAAAATCAACTTTATCAATCATGAGAATTTAAATCCAGCGAATTTGTCTTTTTTAGGTTCTTCTTCATAAGTATACTCCTCTTCCTTTCCAGAGTCAAGAATATTATCTTGTGCCTTCTGTTCACAATCATAGAGTCTCATTTTTGCTCTATCAATACCAACAACAAATCTTTTATTGATGGTAGGGTCATTATATCTATTTTTCAATTGCTTTACCATAATCTGCCCAAGTTGCTCCAACTCTTCAGTGCTAATAAGGGCAAACATAAGATCAGCAGTAGCAGGGAGACCAAAGGACTCACTAGTATCAGTAAGTTCAACATCAGAGTTGCCATAACCACTGCGGGTAGTCTGGGTAGCAGAGACAATGGGAACATTGAATTCCACTGCCAAACCTCTAAGTTCTTCAGCAATTGCTTTGACATAACTATAAGAATTGACTGAAAAGTTTGCCTTATACCTAGAGGAACCACAAATATTAAGGTAGTCAATGAAAATAATATCAGGTCTAAATGATTTCTTGAGAGAAAGTTCATTGAGAAGTGCCTTAAAGTGCCCTGTATGAGCAGAAGCAGTAGGGTATTCTTTAATAATTAAAGTCCCTTGAGTCTTTTTACTAATGCTATTTACTTTAGTTTCAAAAACTTTCTTGGGAAGTTCTTCAATATCTTTGATATTAACATTCAAAAGATTTGCATCAATTCTTTCAGCAATCCTTTCTTCTGCCATTTCAAGTGTAATGTAGAGAACATTGCGCCCTTGCAGGAGGACGGAGCTAGCCATATGGCACATGAATAAACTTTTCCCGACACCTGTGCCAGCCAAAGCGATATTGAGAGTCTTATTAGGTATGCCACCTTTTGTAATTTTGTTGAAGTAATCAAGGTCAAATGGAATTTTGTCTTCCTTCCTGTGATATGATTCATATCTTTGTTCATAGTCATTTAAGTAATCATGTCCAATATTGTGGTCAAATCCAATAGCAAGTGCTTCTTGCAAAATAGATGGAATGGCATCTCTTGATTTTGTTTCTTCCTGACCATCAGCAATTTTAATTGATTCCATGAGTGCCAGATAAATGGCACGATCTCTACACCACTTTTCTGTAGTGTCAATCAACCAGTTGAGTTCTGCTGGGGAATCATCAAGATTAGAAACATATTCACAGATTGTTTTATAAGTATCTTCACTAATATCAGTTCTTTTTTCTGCCTCAATCAAGAGAACTTCTTTGGTAGCAAGACTGTCATATGTAGTGATAAACTTACTCATTTCATCAAAGAGAACTTTCTCATGAAAGTTCTCAAAATAATCTAATTTAATAAAAGGTAAAACCTTTCTGCAATATTCATTATTAAAAAGTAAATTTCTTAAAATTGTAACTTCAATACTATCCATTCAAATCAACCATAAGAAAATTCTTTTTTTGCTACTTCATCAAGTGCTTGGAGGATTTCTGGCGTAAAGTATTTCTGTGGAGCTTCCATAATAGTTTTTCCAAACTGAGTAATACCATTTCCCACATCATAACGAGTTCCCACCTTCTTGAAGATTTCATATTTTTCCGCCAACTCTAAAAGACCATAATACTTATCCAATCCCCTCTCATCATAATAAAGACGAATCTCTACTGTTTTATTTTCTTTACTCAACCTTGATTTGTGGGTTGTTGCCTTGATGATATTACCAACTACTTCAGTGCCATCCTTTTCTTTCTTTTTAGAAAGATAGATGATTGTAGATGCTGCATACTTAAGACCAGAACCACCACTCATTTCTTTAGTTGGTACATATGAACCAACAACATCATAAGTGTGATTAGTTACAATCATAGGAATCTTTGCTTGTCCCAATTTAAGAGTCAACATTCTAAATGCACCTTTGATAAGTTGCGATTTAGTCATGTCACGAACTTGCTTATCATCTAAAGCATCTTGAATTTCCTTTTCTGTAGAAAGCATACCAAGAGAATCAAGAACAAACATACAAGGTTTACGTTCTCCTTCTTTTCGTTTGAGATACAAATCAACTGCTTTAAGTGCCTTTGACCTAAACTCTTCAATAGTAACAACATTAACAACTACAACTCTACTGGTATCCAATCCTCTACTTTCAAGCATGGATTTTGTTATTGCAGCTTCAGTATCAAAATACAGACAATATCCATTAGTATTATTATCAAGAAAATGCTTGACAACTGCAAGAGAGAAGAATGTTTTTCCAGTAGAACTTTCACCTGCAATTGCAGTGATTTTGTTACCAGATACACCACCATTGATACTCCCAGACACAAGAGCATTGAATATGTAACTACCTGTGTCCACATATGTTTCAGTTTCATCAATGTCTGCTGCCAGTTGTGTGTATTCTCCACCAATTTCCTTTACGATATCTTTAAGAAAGTCCATAGTTATGCAAAAAGTGAATCTAATGTTGTTGTTTTTTCTACATTCCAACCAATACAGTTTAGAATGCTTTTGAGTGGTTCAATAAAACTCTTTTCAAATTGTAAATCATAATCTACATATTTGACTAATCCAAGTTCCTTGGGAAACTGTTGAATGAATGAGATTACATTTTCTCTAATTGGGTTTGCCTTCTTTAGAAAAATGAACTTGATTTTTTCACCATTGTTAATCAATGGATATTTTGAGTCCAAACTTTTATCTTTGATATAGTGATTATACAACAAAGCTCCTCTGGTGTGAATAGGGGTTCCTTTACTATAAATTGTTTGATTTGACTTATACTTAAGAAGTTCATTAACTGATCTGGGAAAAGCAATGTCTTCTGGGTTAAGATTAGAAAACTCTTTCTTAAAATTACTCACAAAATCAATCAACTCATCTTCAGTCTTAGTCATAATGATATTGAGTGCTTCTTTAATTTTCACCCTACAAGGAGCAGGAGTTGAAGATTTAACTGCCTCAATACCCATCATCTTCAGTTTAGGAGTTTCATATCTAACACCTTCACTATCCCAGACATTGAGAATGTATCTTTTCTTGGCAGTCCAGATTCCACGATCAGCAATGTTCTCACGCTTCATCTGCATCTTCTGTTCATAGGCATTTACATAGTTCGCCAGTTCTTGGTAGCAACCTTCAATATACTTTTCAAGTTCCACCTGACAGATCTTATCAAGGAACGTGACAATGCTTTCAGTAGTTTTCTCTCGTCCCTTGAATATAATTTCAACCAAAGGACCCATATTAAGATACACGGAATCAGTATCCACAGCAATAACATAATCTACCTCATCAGTTTTGAGAAGTTTGTTCAGATATTCATTAAGTTTATTTTCAATCCATCTAATTGAAACTTGACCAGAAAGTGTAACTGCTTCTGCATTTTCCAACTTGAAGTATCTGAAGTATTCATTGCCAACAGCACCATAAGCAGAGTTTAGAGAAATCTTCTTTGCCATCTGAATGTTATTACATCTGGCAATTTCTTTTTCCAACTCTTTAGTGGGAGTTTTTTCATACTGTTGTTTAGCAACAAGCATCTTCTTTTTATAGATGACACGATCACTATACATCTTTTCCATCAACTCTGGAAGAAATCCTTTAATATCCTTTCTATACATTGCACCATTAGCACAAACTGCATAGTCTTTGTAATCAGAAAAATCTATAGATTGTTGCAAAATCCTATCAACAGTTGCTGTTGGATGTTTCATACCAACATAAGTTTCTGGACTAATGTTATACATCATCAGAAGGTGTGGATATAGGGAGTTGAGGTCAAAAGACACAACCCAATCATACTTTCCAGGAATAGGTTCTTTTACATAAGCACCAGCAAACTTAGCATCTTTTTTAGTTTCTTTTTTGAAAGGAATAACAATATTTCGTTCCTTCAAATAATTGTAGATAATAGAATCCCAAGTCCTTACCTGAAAGAATACATCATTATAATTTACTTTAGCATCATAAGCCATAGTAATTGCCAACTCAATCAGTTTCATCTTGTCTTCCAAACGGTCAACAAGTTCCACGTCAACGATGTTGTATTCAACAAACTTCTGCCAACCTTTGGTATAAAACTCTTTAAAAGTATCAAACTCAGAGTGGTCAAGTTTTTTCTGACCAAGCTCTACATCAGCAATGTGGTCCAGACGATATGATTCTTGTGCTTTATATGTAAATTTCTTATAAAGTTCAAGATAGTCAAGAATAGTTACCCCAGCAATATCATATCTACTATGAGTCCTACCTTTTATGAAGACTTCATTTTCTGTGACAATTCCCCAAGGAGAAAGTTGTTTAGCAACTTTCTCACCAATAATTCTACACATCCTTCCATAGATGTATGGAATATCATACAAATCACAGTTCCAACCAGTAATAACTTCTGGAGAATAGTTTTCCCACCAGAAAATAAACTGGTCTAACAGGTCTGCTTCTCCAGAACACAAATGATAAGTTACATTTTTTTGTTTGTTATTGAATGGTTTTACTCCCCAAGTAGTAATCTCTTTTGTATTATAATCTTGAATAGTAATTGTCAGAAGTTCTTCTGCACAACTCTTAACATCAGGAAACCCATTTTCAGAAGCAACCTCAATGTCAATAGTAATCAATCTAATTTTAGAAATATCAAACTTGATTTCATCAGGATAGTTTTCTGTAATATATTGATTGATGTATCTGGTATTTCCAGATAGTTGAAAATTTTCTACATTTTCATATCTTTTAATAAAATCTCTTGTTTCACGAATAGTTCCTGGTTTAACTTCTTCTACATAATTACCTTCAAGGGTTTTAAACTTAGTCTTTTTATTCGTCTGAACATAAAGAGTTGGATAAAAATCCTCTCTGTTTTTATAATGTTTTCCGTTAGAATACCCTCTGGAAAGTATTTCATTTCCAACAAGAACTACATTCGTGTAAAAGTTCATTTAATAGTCTTCAAATAAAGTTCAATTTGGTCAGGTTTAGGGTCTACAATAGTAAAGATAGAATCAGAATGAATCATTAGTTCTTTTTGGTCAGTAAAGACTGGCCACTTCCTCATATCATATACTGCTTCATCAGAAACAATCATCTGACAAGGATTTACTAATTTACAATCTGGTCCACCAAGTTCAGTTTCTATTTCATGAACTTCAGTAATTAGAATTGTATCATTCTTCAGAATCAGAATTTTCAGGTTTTGCATTCAATCGCTCCAAATAAGAATCTTTTACTTCATCAAGGGGTTCCACAATAGACACTACCCAATCACAAGGAATTGGAATATTTTTATCCTTTGAAAGTGGAACATAAGGATAAAAAGAAACTCTTGCTGGCAAATCTTCAGTGTTATCTTCAAGTCTAATCAGATATGGATTATTTAAAACATATCCTACAACCTTATCACCAGAGAGCATTTCTTTTACATCAGCAATCACATCTTCATATGATTTTAGAATCAAAAGTTTAACAGACATAATTTTCTAAAGTTAATGATTTATCTTGTAATTTTATAATATAATCAGCAAGTTTGTCTATGTATCCTTTATTTCTCAATTCTTTGAATACAAGATTTTCAAAAGCAAACTCGCCAGATTTATCTAACCCAGCATTTCTCATATCTCTGATTTTTTTCAGAAGATTTTCCAACACAGAAACATTGTTTCCGGTTTTAATAACGCTGTCAATCTTTCTCATCATATCAGAAACCTTTGTTTTTAGCAAGTCCCTATCTACAGTACCATCAAACTTGCCAGGAAAAACAATCCATTTGTTATTCTTAACTGAATACACCCCTTGATTTTTTCTTCTTTTCTTTCCAACTTCTTCAATATAAGGTTCTACAGAATGTCCATAGATTTTTATATCATGTGTTAATGTCCAAAGTTGTTTTTTATCTTTAAAGTAATCAGAAAGCAAATCTGGACAATCTGGTGCTTTATCCATATCAATGACTACATGCAAATCCAAATCAGAATACTTTGTGTAGTTATATCCTGCATTACCACCAAGAAGTAAAATATCTTCTACAGAATTTTTATTTAAACCAACATAATCAATCCAAGCCATGGCAATTTTTTTGAGTTGCGATCTAACTTTAGGACGCAAAACTTCACCATCCCAAAAAGTAGGATTTAATTGATTATGTATTTGGAAAGATATAGATTCTTTAAAAAACCCAGTATATGTCTTCATCAAATCCTTTTATTGATATTTATAAAAAAGGGGGAAGTGGATGGTCTTAGTCATCCTTCCCCCAGCGGCAACGATATTCAATTATATTTAGAGATAATTTTTACGTGTATGATGCTCTGGAACAATCTTTCCTAATCGAATGACAAGTAATCCATCTTCAAAGATGACTTCTCTGACCTCTGTGTCATCTGAGAGTGTCCATGCTCTTTTGAAACTTCGTTGAGCCAAACCCTTGTGGACAAACGTCCTATCCGATTCAGTATCTGATTTTTGTCCTTCGACAAAAAGTTTTCCATACTCTGTGAAGACATTTACTTCCTCCCTTTTGAATCCCGCAAGTGCAATCTCTAAATGAGATTCTACATTATTTACCTGAATTAGATTATAGGGTGGATAATTTGATGTTGTTTCATGAAGATTAAACAATCTATCAAAATACTCATCCATTCCAATACTATTGCGAGTAATCCTATCCATTAGAGCAGGAAGATCCGCAGATGTAAACCGTGAGGTTGCAAGGTTAGTCATTATGGTAGCTCCTTTTTTTAAGCGAGTTTGTGATTTGTGGATCCCTAAGGCATCCAATACTAATTATATCACATACAATAAAAAAGGGAGTGTTGAATTCCCCACAAAATTATTCAGTTTCCTCTACTCTTTTCTTTTTAGAACCAATATTATACTTGGTTTCAAGAATCCATTCATCTTTATCTTTGTAAGATAAGACTTTGATTTGATTCAATGGAGCAATGTCTTGAATTTTAGTAACATCTTTGACAGTAATTAAACCCCAATCTGCAAGAAGTTGAGCAATTCTATTCCTTCTCTGCACATCATTTACAGTCAAATTAGCGTGCTTACCATCAAGGGCAAACAGTTCTTTAAAATGAACAAGATAGTATTTACCCTGTTTATGAAGAATGTGACAAGATTGGTAAATTTTTCTCTCTTTGCGAGAAGCAACTCCAATTCTTGTAAGTGTTTCACGAACCTTCAAGAAATCATCAGGTTCATTTAGAAATACTTCTACCATTTGGTCTGGGGACCATTTCACTTCAGGTTCATTTACAACGCTCATTTTCTTCCTCCAGTTTCAAGTTTTGATTTAATAAATTTAATTTGTTCTTTAGAAAGGATTTTCAAAGCTTGTTTTGCTTTTTCATTACTATACTTATAGTAAGATTTGACTACTTCAAGGTCTTTGATTTCTTCTTTTTTAATCCAAGGAGAAAATCTTTTCTTTGGTCTCAAAGTATTTATAAAAAAGTCATATTGGAGTTTTTTATCTAATGAGTGATACTTATTCATTTCATTAGCATACATCAAACAATCAATATGTCCAGACAAGCATCTATTAATAATATATGGAGGATATTCCTTTGTAGAAGAGGGGTCTTCGTCCATAATATTGGTTTTGGATTGGTTAATTGAATTTAACCAATCTTTCAATTCATAACTCATAATTAATCAATACTAATTCTTTTCGTTCATGTTGGTCTTTCATATAATCTCCAACAGACCTCATTGTATATGTGTGAGAAAACTCAATTGCCTTCCAGTTTTTAAATCTTTCTTTGATAAGTTGACTTGAATTATAACTGACCATCATATCCACATTGTTAACATCACAATCAGCAGCAAACTTATCGTGATCAAATCCTTTATGCATTGAACCTCTGTTCCCATAGAGATTATCCTTAATGTCATAAGGAGGATCAAGATACATAAAAACACCTTTGTTTCCATCCATAAGGTAGTCATAAGAATAATTAGTTATGCGCCAATGCTCAATTAATTTTGAGTATTCTGGGAGTTTTTCAATTCCCCTTAAACTAAAATTGTTTTCTGATGCTTGTGCAGAAAAGGATGAACTCTCTGTAAGACCAGAAAAAGAACACTTATTAATAATATAAAAATCAACAGCACGATCAAGATTTGAACGTCCTTCTTCGTGTAATTTATCCTTACAATAAAGAAATAGATCCCTTGCTAATTCTGGTTTATCGTTTGCTAATTTTATTCCTTTAAGATTATCTTTCAGATCTGTTCCAAACATCTGGAGTTGCTGCCAGAAGTTTACCAGAGGTTCATAAAGGTCATTCACCCAAATATCCAGAAAAGGATATTGTTTTGTAATGTATAGTGCAACACTTCCTCCACCTACAAGAGGTTCTCTAAACTCATCATAGTTTTTGAGGTCTGGAAAATATTGTGCCAGTTTTGGGACTGCTCTAGATTTCCCACCAGGGTAACGAAGGCAAGTTTTGAGTTGTGTCATTTGAAACTACACTCCACCATTAACTCTGTAAGTGCTGCTAAGATGTTAATTTCTTGGTCAGCCACGAACGCACTTTGGTATTGATACTTAGCAATAACAAGAACGGCAGCAGGGATAGATTGGGGTGAAAGACAACTATAACAGGCGTCATAAACCCTGCGAAGAAGGACAGAACTATCGTTGTCCAAGTTGGAGACCACCCACTTTCTGACTTCTGCAAAGTTCTTTTCCTTAAGGTTTTTAATGAGTTCATTTACTGCTATGTCTGAGAAGGTTGCAAGAATTCCTGTGTCAATTTTTCCCCCTACTGAGTGTCTTTGACATTCATTGAGGACTCTTCTGAAATCTGGGAAATATTTTTTGACTAGTTCTGCAAGGACTTTTTGATCATATTGGATGCTCTCTTCATCCAAGATGTTTTGTAGACGCTTGAAGAAGGATCCTGCCAACTTGGTTTTTTCTTTTCCTTTGATTGTAAAATCAATGACTGCACATCTGGAGTGAAGTGGTTCAATGATTTTGTTTTTGTAGTTGCAGGTAAAGATGAATCTACAGTTGTTATAAAATGTCTCAATATTAGCCCGTAGTAGGAGTTGTACGTCGTTCCCTGTGTTATCTGCTTCATCAATGATGATGACTTTGTGTTTACCAGTTGCTTGAAGTGATACGGTCGACGCAAAGTTTTTTGCTTGGTTCCGTACAGTGTCCAAAAATCTCCCTTCATCTGACCCATTGATGACATAAAAATCTACTCCCAGTTCATTACATAATGCTTTTGCAATTGTAGTTTTACCAATGCCTGGAGGTCCTGCAAGGAGAAGATTAGGAATCTCTCCTTTTTCTACAAACTCCTTAAATGTCTTTTTAGTTTCATCAGGCAATACGCAATCTTCAATTTTCTTTGGACGGTATTTCTCCACCCACAAAAAATCTTTACTCATAATATATTAAAAAAATTATTCAAAAGTTGAATCTGGTTCCAGTGCAATAAAATATCTCATGTTGTATTTGGTATTAGTAAATTCTGCGTGCAGAACTTTAGAAATCACAACATCATAAGATCCTGGAATAATCTTGATATTTTCTACCTTAAAGTTGAAAGTAAACTCTTTATCAGTTTCTCCAACAATGATTGAATATTCATTAGAAGTATCATTGTTTTTGTCTCTAACAACAAGACTAATAACTCCTGCTGCACCAACTACAGCAAGGTCTTGGAGTTTATAAACTGCTGCTGCCTTGAGGAGTTTATCAAGTTGAGAATGTTCAAGTTGGAAGCACACATCCTTAGAAGGAAGATTTACCTCCTTATCTGGAGGAGCAACAATCACTTCAGGGTCAGCACAAAAATATTTAACCCTTCTGTTACCCTCTTTAATGGAAATATAAGAATCATTGGCAAAATCTAAATCTGGGTCTTGATGCAAACCCAAACCATTCAAAAACTCATTTAAGTCATAGATAGCAACTTCTTTGGGAAAGTCTTCACCAACATTTGCTTCTGCATAAATGTTTTTAAGAATGCTCATGGTGCTAATCTTAGAACCTTTCCTAATCAAAATAGATTGATTGATATTAGAAAAGTTCTTAAGAATGGTTACTGTATCAGGGGAAAGTTTCATCATTTGAGGTTTCAGTTTCACTTGTTTTCAACTAGATTAAGATGATTAATTAAAAGAATCGTATAATGCAAAACCTTGAAGAGGTCAGCACGAGGAGTTCCTTTACTATCATACCTATCAATGTACTTAGTCACATTACCAGCACAAAATCCTTCTCTACGATTGTGCTTGATTTTGTCCAGTGTTTGTTCAGTGCTACCACCAGTCCTATCTACATAATGCTGATTATAGGTACTTGCGATATACTGTTCCAATTGTTTTAGAATTTTATGTTCGTTATATTTCCAAAAATGATTTGATTCAGGCATATAGGGTGTTTTAATAGAAACCTCATTTACATAATTAAGTTCATCTTCAGGTCCAAACATAATAAAAATAATAAACTAATCAAAGATTATAATACCATCAAAAGAGTCAAGAGTCAACCATGACACTGAATCCCTTTTGTTTTTCAAACTTAATTACAGAATCAAATTTATCCAACAATTCATCAGTCTTATGTGAAATTACAAATACATTAGATTTGTCTATCATATACTTAATAATTTTTGTAAAATATTCTGTTCCATACTCATCCAATGAGCTATCAAAAACTTCATCAAGTATTAGTAAATTTGTATTGATTGAATTTTTTAGTTTGGCAATTTCCCTCCAAGTAAACAGGATTGCCAAATCAATTCTCATTTTTTCACCTTCACTAAAGGATTCATAACTAAAGTCTTCATAAATTGGATTCAAAGTTTTTTCGCTAAACTCTTCATCTAATGTAAAGTTCACAGAGAACTCCATAATATCCAAATACTTATTCAATGTCTGATTGATTGATGGTAAATATTTTTTAATAATTTTTGTCTTTGCGCCATCATCCTTCAATAACAAATGAATAAATTCATAGTTAGATAATTCTTCTTTTTTGTTTGAAAGTTCAGTTAAAAGATTTTCTAATGTTTCTTGATAAGTTTCTAACTTTGTAGTTTCAATATTTCTGTCTTCTGATTGTGTGGTAAGTTCTTGAATTTCTGATTCAAGTTCTTTAATTTGTTTTCGGAATTGAACAATTTTAACATTGTTAAGACTGATTTCATTGTTGAGTTCTAATACCTCTTTAGTAATTTTTATAAATTGACTCTGTATTTGAGTCTCTTGTTCAATAGATTGTTTCAGTTGGTGTTGTCCATCCTTGATTTCTTTTGCTTTATTTTCAATCTCCCCAATCTTATTTAATCTAAAATCTTCTTCAATAGTTTGCGTGCAGGTAGGGCAAACACTATTCTTCTTAAAAAACTTGTGGTCATCTATAACTGATGCTATCTTTTGTTCCAATTTAATATTCAACCTTTCAAGTTTCTTTATCTTGTCTTCTGAGTAAGACAGTTCTTCTAAAGATTTAGTAAACTGATTGATTTTTTCTTGTATATTAGTATTATTAATGCTAATAGCATTCACATTAGAATCTATGGATTCTATTTTGTTTTGTTTGTCTTGAATATCTTTATCTTTGAGTTTTTCAATCTCACCAATAAACATTTTTTGGGATTCAATTTTATCTTCAATATTATCTTTTTTGTATCCAATTTCTTTGATATCATCCTTAATCTCCTTAATTTTAATTTTGGCAATATCATTCATTGAAGAAAATACTTTGATATCAAGCAAATCCTCTACAACCTCTCTTCTATGTTGAGAAGATAGTTGCATAAATGGAACAAAACTTGAAGAACCAAGAACAATAATTTGTGTAAATGATTTGAAGTTTAATTTCAATACATTCTGTTCTAACCATTTTTGTTGGTCATTAGCAGATGATGCTTGGTCTAATAATGTTTTACCTTTATAAATTTCAAAAACTGTTGGTTTAATCCCCCTAATAATTTTCCAGTTAGTTTTTCCAATACTGAATTCTATTTCAACAACACACTCTTTTTCGTTAGATGTATTAATAAGTTGCGTTTTACTAATCTTTCTAAAAGGTTTATTAAACAGAACAAAAGTCAATGCATCAAGCATTGTACTTTTTCCTGCTCCATTACTTCCTATGACTAAAGTAGACTTAAAATTAGTTAAAAGGATTTCTGTAAATTGATTCCCTGATGATAAAAAGTTTTTATATCGTAGAGTTTTGAATGTCAACATAATCAGGGGGAATCACAATGTCATTGGAAGTAATTATAGCATACTGATAGTCCATTTTATCACAAGCCATAAAAGCTACATGTGGATTGACTTCAGTAACCTCAAGTTCAGGATAATCAAGTTCTTCTAGCATATTACAATATCTGATAGCATCATCTTCCTCTTCAAACAAATAGAGAACCTTTTCTCCATACTTGTCTTCTACTGCATATGCACCTTCAGTATCTTCATCCTTGAGTGTTAGAATATACATTATTGCAACTGAAACGACTCCTGATAAATTGATTGTATTAAATCTTTAATCTTATTCTTATTTAACTTAATTTCAGATTCATCAACATACTTTTTTAATAGAGTCAATGTATCCTCATTTTGAACAATTTCATCAGAATCAAAATCAGAATTGAGTTTTATATGTTCAATAATCTTGAGTTCTACTGGTTGAACTTTTATCAGTTTATCTAGGAAATTTTCATATTTCTTTTGATTTGTTTTATTTTCTATGATTAATTTTACAATACAACCTTGATAAGAATCAAAATCTTCTTCAAGACAATCTTCATCATACTTACACATCTTGAACATTTCATATGGATTGTCTATGGAAATTATTTCATAAGTTTCTGTATCAAAAATTGTAAATCCCCTTTTATCATTATAATCATTCCAATACATTTGATATGGATTTCCTAAGTAAAAAATATTACCATCATCGCTTCTTGTGTGGTAATGTCCAGAAAATACTCTATCAAACTTTTTGAAGATTGATTTATCTTGACCATTTTCATTCAGGTGACCTCTGTGATGCTCAAACCCACTCAATTCTAAATGACCCATACAAACCTTTGCAGAGGTGCTTTGAATTGCTTGTAGGGTCTCCTGCTCACTATCTGGTGTTATCCAAGGAACAAACAGTATCTCTTGTTCACCAACTTGGACAGTAGATGGTTTATGATACACGTTGATGTTCTTATACTCATTCAACAAAAGCATTGGACTGTTTAGTTTTGTTGTATTCTTATAAAAAATATCATGATTACCCAAGATTGCATGAACCTTATATTTTTTTAGTGGTTCAAGAATAACCCTTCTTGTCCAATCAATACTCCAATAATCAGTTGATTTACGATTATCAAACATGTCACCCATGTGAATGACTGTATCAACTTTATATTTTTTCAAAGAGGGGAAAAAAATATCCTTATAAAATTTTTCAAAATAATCATGAAAAACTTTACTACCTTTTTTGAAGTTGAAGTGAGTATCAGTAATTATGCCAATTTTCATTGAAATCTATAATTAATATTATCTTTGATACTATTCATATCAGAATATCCTCCACTAAAATCTGGATCATCTATAGAGAATACTTCATCATAACCAGATCTTTCTATGATTTTAGATTTGATTTCTAACTGTTTCTTCTCTTTGGCAATTCTTCTTAAGAATGCATAATAAACAATTTGGGTAAAGTATGCAAAAGGATTGGTTCTGTTTATATCAAAGTTATGAATATATTGAACGCAATTTTCAATTCCATCACAAATCATATCATCCTTGAACATGTAGTTCACGAAGTTTGGTTTGTATGCAAGATGATTGGCAATGCGTAAGAAGCAGTCACCAAGATAATTTGTGATTCTTGGTTTAGGGAGACCTAATGACTTTGCTTCATCTACTTTCTTATTGTATTCAACAAGAGCTTGATAAAACTCTTTATTGTTTACATAATGCTCTGATTTCTTTTTACCTCTGACCATTAATATACTCATTAACTTTGTTTCATAATATAATTTAGTAATGTTAGTATACCATTAAATCAAGGAGTTGACAACTTCCTCGAATATGGTTAGAATCACTCTGTTAGGTTTGAAGGATAGGTACGGCTTAATTACTGTTATAGAGTTTTTCAAGTACTTTACGAGCTTCATCCACTTTAGAAATGAATCCTACAGTCTTCTCTAAAGATACTTGAGAAGAATTTTTGGTGTACTTTTCATAAACTCTAATGATTTGATCATTATAAATTTCAGTCATGGTAATGACTTTATTCATATCAATAATGTAAATATCATCATCAGGAATACACATCCAAGGCTTAACTTTATATCCAACTATTCCTTGACTTTTAGATACCATTGGTTCAATGATAACAGGAGTGTCAAGAATTAAAAGAGTTCTATCTTCTTCTTCTGATGGAGAGACCAATGCAAAGATTTCTTCACCTGATACTAATTTAATTGATGCATAAAATTCGTTATCCATTTATTTTTTAAAGTCTATTGTTACAATTTCATAATTAAAGTTTTCTTCATTGTAGATTTTAATTCTTTCTACTAAATGATTAAGAGTATAATTTCTTTTACTTTTGTTAGTAATATCATCAGCAATATCATAAAGTGTTGCTGATACTTTTTCTTTACTTTTTCTAAGAACTCTTCCTATTGATTGTAGGTTTCTGATTCTTGATTTACTTGGAGATGAAAATATTATATTGTGAAGATTTTTAATGTTTATTCCTGTACTGAATGTCCCATAAGAAGCAACTATGATTGCATTAGATTCTTCTTCTGCAATTTTTCTGACTAATTCTCTTTCTTCAGTATCAACACCACCGTGGATGAAAAATATTTTTCTATTATCACCTATGTTCTTATTTATGAGATCATATAAAGGTTCCCCATGAGTAGAAACCCTACTAAACAAAATCAAAGTATTTCCTTCTAAACTTATTGATAAGTTTTTGATAAAGTTATTTCTTCGTTGATGTGTAATTAAATATTGAACTTCATCTTCATAAGTTTCAAATGATTGTGGATTGTGTTTGAGAAGAAGAACTTTAATATTCAATTTAGAAAGATATCCTTTCTTAATCAATTCATCAGTTTTAATTAATTTATATGTTGGGCCAAATAAACCTTCAAGAACAAGTTTATGAGTCTGTGTTCCATCAAGTGTTCCTGTGAATCCAAATCTATATTTTGCATCATGAAGATTAGACATAATAGATACAAGTGATTTGGATTTGAATTGATGAGCTTCATCTCCAATTACTACATCAAATTTTTGAAAATATGATTTATCTAACTTGTATATTGATTGCCAAGTAGATATGATTACTTGCTTATCTGATACTCTATCACTGCCTCCATAGACTCTGTGGCAGTATTCCTCTGAGTTCCATCCATAATCCTCAAAGTCCTTATACATCTGCTCTACAAGGGATGTGGTGGGGACTATAAGGAGAACATTCTGATTCTGCTCTACAAAGTATCTAACTACAGAATAAATCATCAATGATTTTCCTGATGCAGTAGGAGATAATATTAATTTTCTTTTATATTTTAATGCATCATAAACTCCTTGTATTTGATAATCTCTTGGACTGTGAGAACAAATACTAGTCATGTAATCTTTAACACCTTCCATAGAAATAGACTCATCCATTTCTCCAGGAAGACCATAATATTTGTTATCTAATAATTCAAAAGTATAGTTGTGATTTTCGCAGAAGGAAATAAGTTTATCCAATAAACCAGAATAGATTTCTCCTGTTTGTAAGTTGAATAAACGAATTTTACCATCCCAGTACTTACTTCTATACTGAGGCATGAACTTGGCACCAGGAACATCAAAGGTAAACTGATCACTCAATTCATATTTGATATGTGGTTCGCATTCTATTTTTAAAAATATTTCGTTCTTTTTTGAAATCACTAAATCAGACATATTACATACCAGACTGGAATCTTAAAAAGTCAATGGAGTTTTTAATTTGATAAGTTCTGTTGGAAATCATTTTAATAATTTCTTCTAAGTATTTTAATATTATATCATAATATTCTATTTTCATAAACATTTCTGATAGTTTTTCATCAGCTTCAATGTGTCTTTGCATTCCTTCTTTATCCCTGACTTTATATGGAAATGGTTCTTCCTTATAAACATCAGGTGATGCTTTCCCTGCATAAAAATTATATCTTTCTAATCTTTTATGGTTATATTGAACCTCTGCTCTTTTTCTCAATAGTGAAATGTTATTGTATATTTCATAATATTTTGAGTGTAAACTTGCAACTTTTAAAGATTCATTGTGTAAGTCATCTATGTTGATTTTGGAGTCTTCACTCCACATAGATTGAATATTTTCAAGAGAAATCATAAACCTGTAATAATTCTATAGTAAGTATACTTGAAAGTTACCTCTGCAGTAAAATATCTAATGTCTTCTTGTGTAGCATCAAAGTCTAGACCTGATAAGTAGACCGGATATAATCCATCAAAAATAACTTGAGATTGAACATTGAAACTGCTGTTCAAAATGTTTAGGGTTGCATCAGACCTTTCATAGAAATCATTCTTCAATGCTTCAGAATTGTATTTGTCAGAATTTTCTCTTAGGTCTGCATACTGCTCTAAACTGTATGGGAACCCCAAACCAGTCATCCAGTTCCATATTTCCATGTAGTTTTCCATATCTTCATCTACAAGAAAACGTAGACGAAAATCTTCAAAGTTCATTTTATCGCCAGGAATATCAATATTCTTCCCATAGCGAGTTTGAATTGCGGAACCCAATGTAATGGCAGGAATTCCTGCATAGTTGGAAAAAAAGTCTACTTTGGGTGCCTTATCTAAAACGAACTTAAACCCTATTGGCGACAATAGGTTTTTATTTGTTGGAGTACGATTTAAATAACTAGAAGACATTTTTTTAATTATTTAGGACATAAAAAAAGGACCTCTTTTGGAGGTCCTTGAAAATATGTGAGATAAACTCACATGAGGTTCTTAACAGCAACTCTTCTGTAGTATCTGTTAGCACCAGCCTTGATGGCACCCAGATCCTTATCAAGACCATTTGCAAATGGGTTAGCAACCATACCATATCTGGTCTTGAATCCAATCTTGGGCTGGAAGGTGTCCTGACCAACAGCACGAACCATCTGGAGAGGAACGTATGGGCAGTAGAACAGACCAGCATCATAAGGATTGGTTCCCTTGTAACCAACAACATAGTATTGGTTAGCAGAAAGGTTAGCAGAATATGGGTCAATGTATACCTTGAACTTACCATTAATAACACCAGCAAAAGTATTGCCAGTATCATCAACACTCAGGTTAGCATTGAGTGCAGGGGTGTAATCCAGGATTCCTGCCATTGTGAGTGCAGAAGCAACATCAGATGAGCAAAGAATGGTGTTACCCTTCCCTCTACGAGTTCTATATGCAATAGCATTAGCATCTCTTTCGATCTGGAACAGAAGTCCTTTGAACTTCTCAACAGACCATCTACCATTTGAGTCAACATCAAGGTCAAAGGTGCCAGCATTAGCAACATTGACTTGTGCACCAGGCTCAGCAGCCTTGTAGATAGTTCTGATGACTTCTCTGTTGATTTCAGCAAGGATTTCTGAAGACAGAATGTTTGCCAATTCTGCTTCAGCATCAAGACCATGAATAGCCTTGAGGTCCTGTGCCAGTTCCAGAGTGTACTCAGCTTTGAGTGCTCTTGACTTTGCAGTCACAGAGATTCTCTCAATGCTGAATGCCATCTGGTTGAACTGGTCACCTGAACCAGCACCCAGATTTTCTGCATCATAGGTGGACATACCTTGTCCAACTCTGTACTCTCTTCCAGTTGCACCAGAAGCATTCAGGTCTGCGGGGTTGAAACCATAAGCAGTCTTTTGAGCAGCAGTAGCACCACTACCTTGGAAACCAGTAGTACCAAAACCAACTGAAGAACCATCATCTGAACCACCAGTGTAGTCGCCAGTTGTGGTATTGTAACCATCATCTTGACCAGAGTATGCTGAGTCAACTTCATCAAAGAAGGTCTCATTACCATTCTGGTCAACATATCTGCTTCTCATTGCAAAGATAAGTCCAGTAGGACCACTCATTGGTTGAACACCAGCGAGATCATATGCAACAAGGTTAGGCATTGAACGTCTGATCAATGAGATCAGAACAGGGTCAAAACCTGCAACTGGACCACCTGGAGCAGCACCATGACTGAAACCAGCAGCACCACCAGCACCAGCAGTGCTGGCATACATCCCTGCAGGGGTTTCAGAAAGGAAACCTCTTTCTTCTTGTAAAAATCTTTCTTGGTTTTCGAGCAGAACAGCAGTAACAGCCTTTCTATATGGGTCAGAGATCTTATCAAGACCTTCTGCCTCTAAAAGGGGTTCCCACTTTTTCTGCAATTGTTCTGAAAGGAACATTGCTTTTTCTCCTTGTTTTTCTTGTAAAAGTGTTGTTTTAACTGAAATTATTTATAATTAAGATTAATTTCACTTAGAATATTTGGAAATTGCTCTGAGATAAGCATTCATATGGGGACCAAAGTCCTCACCTGCTTGTTCAGTCAATACCTCATTTTTCGAAGAACCTGTTGCTCTATGGAAATATGATTCCTTAAGAGATTCAAGTTTTTCACGATATGTATCTTCACTATCAAACTCAACACTTTCAGCAAGACCAGCAAGCTTCTCCTTCTGAGTTAAAGCTAACCCTTCAGCGACATCATTGAAAATGGTATCGCTTACAGCCTCACTTAATCTTTGATTTAATTGAACATTTCTTTCGATTTGTTCGTTGAGTTTTTCTTCCATTTCATCTAATCTCATAACCATATTCTCTAATACATCATATCTATCTTCAGGGATTTCTACATAATGTTCTTCAAAGAGTGACTTCAGACCACTCATGAATGATTCTGAAAGTTCTCCTTTCAGTCCATTCTCAATCTGAAGAGCATTTTCATCAATCCACTCTTCAGCAACATACTCAAGATAAGCATCTACTCTTCCTGTTAATTCTTCTTTGATTGCAACAACTTCTTCAACAAGTGCTTTGTTGAACTTATTCTCAAGTGATTCTTTAATTTCTGCAATTTTAGTTTTAACTGCAGTTTCAAAAATGAGAGTTGCTTTCTCTTTGAACTCTTCGGAAAGGTCTTCACCACCAATCATTGCATTAACATCTTCTGTGAAGTTGAGTTCAAACTCTTCTTCCATATCTTCTTCTTCTTCTTCTTCATCCTCATCTTTCTTCTCTTCTTTCTCCCCCTTACCCTTCTCACCCTTATGCTCAGCTTCTGAAACTACTGCATTAGTATCTTCTTCAGAGTCTTCTACAAGTTCTTCATCAGTCTCAACTTCTTCATAACTTGCTTCCTTGCCAACAATTTTAGCAGGCATTGAGTCAGCAGACTTAGCTCCTTTGTTGACTACATTCTTAACTTGCTTAAGAGTAGCACTAGGAGTTTTCAACTTGTTTGAATCTCCTAAAGGATGATTCTCAGTTGGGGTAGGACCACCAAGATCTTCCCATGAACCTGATTGACCTTGTACTTTTGCATCAAAACTTGGCATTGATTCAGCAGGTCTTGCACCTTTGTTTACAGAGGTGACTGATTTTTTAGTAGATACTTCCATTTCTTGTAAGTTGTTACCGGCACTCATTTGTATACTCCGAATAAAAAATCTTTGATTTATTCTATATTTATTTATAAATTACAGATTTGTGAGATAATCATTCAGAAGTTTAAGTTTTTTCTGCTCACTCAATTTTCTCTGTTTTGAATATAATTCAATTCTTCTTCTTGTATTTTCTGCTGCTTTTTCTTTAAGAATACCACCTTCCCAAACCCACTCTTTACCTTCCATAATTCCCTGAACAAAAGCATCAGGAGCAGAAGGATCTGCAACAATATCAGCAGCAGTTGCTAACATAAAATCTTCACCAACATATTTTACTCCATTTTTTTCTACCATAGAACCAAGTCCTCTGGAAGAAACCCCAAGCTTAACACCCTCATCCAAAAGAGATTTGGCAATGTTGCCCATAGGAGTATCAAGAATTTTTGCCTTTCCTACAAAATTATTTCCTTCTGCCGTGAGGGCAGTAATCATATGAGAAACTCTATCAAGATTTACTGTAGGACCATCTGGATGGCCAAGTTCTCCAAGAGCACGACCATTTTTGATGAAGTTATCAGTGTACCTTTTTACTTCACGTTCAAGAATTGGAAATGGATAACATCTGCCATTTCTATTAGTGATTTCAGCTTGAAGAAAAGGTCCTGTAATATACAGGGATTGTTTACCATCCTTTTCTTCTTTGATGATTTCTACTGATTCTATTTCTTCCGTGATGAGTTTCATTTGATTATGCCTGTGATGCTATTTGAACTTCTGTAATGTATAAAGAACCTGAAGTAGTTGCTGCTGCAGACACTTTTACACTTTTTGAAACATATGCACTTGTAATTGTTGGAACACCAACAGCAGAACTATTGTAATTAATTGTAATAGTTGTATTGGCAATATTTTCAGCAATTGCTGTCACTTCATTGTGGGAGGTGTTGATACCAACAGAACCTGCAATAGTTACATAATCACCAACAACAAATGGATTTCCATTATTATGACCCAAATTTATAATGGTAGAAGACCCAGTAGTAATACCTACAATTTTTTGTCTGGCAACTTTTTCTTTTATAATTTCTGATTCATTTGGTGCCAGATAAAAATCATTAGTTGATGCTGATGGATTTGAACCAACAACAACATTACATCCAACACTTGAGGTTAATCTCAAGTATCCAGAAGTTAATTCAAATGCTGTGCTGGTTGTTACTCCAGAAACAACTGCTAATGTAGGTACTACTTGTGCAATTTTTAAAGCCATCAATCTCCCTCTGTTTCTTGATATTGGGCATCACCAAACATAGATTGTGCCACAACTGGTCTCAATGAATTAATTTTTTCTGCAGATTTTGCATAAAGAAGTTCCTTAATTTTATCAGAAACTTTTTCTGCAGAATTATCAGTCATTAAGATACTCAACAAATCATTATCAGAATCCATAAAAAATCCTCAAAGTTTATAGAAGTATTTATATTTTTGCTGCTTTGGTGTTAATATTGGTTGCGGATTGTGCTTCAGCATCAACAGAAGAACTTTGTCCTTCAAGTCCAGGTTCCATTGGAACTTGACCTAACATTTGCATTTGTTGGTCTTGTGTTATTGGTAAAATTGGTGAACCATTTGGTCCCACAGGAGGATTTTCTTTGGGATTGGCATAATCACCATTTTTAATTTCCTTATCAATTAATCTATTCTGGTCTACAATTTCTTGGTCAGTTTGTCTCAGAATTTTCCTTCTTACATAATCCTTAGAATAATAAGTTCCAATATAAGGTTGAATTGCTGCAGCAAGATTCAATCTTTCATTCATCAATTCACTATCTTTTAATTCAGTAAAATGACTATCATAAAGATAATCATACTGAATATGATCGCTCATTTTTTCCCAATCTTGTGGGGTAACGATATTTTTGAGAATCAATTGAGTCTTGAGCATATCATGAAATAAATGACAGAATCTCTTTCTCAATCTTCCAATAAACTTACTAAACATCAATTCATCACGAAGAATTTCAGATGAACGTCCTAAATTAAATCCCCCATCAGAGGCAGTTCTTGACTCAGGAACATTGAGTGCTCTAAACAGTTTCTTTTGGAAATAATGAATATCAGCAAGTTCACCAAGATTTTGTCCACCAGGAAGCGTGGTGATTTCAGTTCCTCTTCCCCCCTCTCTTCTTGGAAGCCAAAAGTCTTCCATCATACTCATGAACTTTTTATCATCACGCATTTCGCCAGTGTTGGCATCATAAACGAGTTTGTTTCTATACCTGTTCATGACATCTCTAAGGTATTGCTCTGCCTTTACCTTAGGGAGGTTGCCAACATCAATGTAAAAAATTCTTCTTTCTGGTGCTCTTGAAAGTCTGTAAATGACCAAAGCATCTTCAATCATTCTAAGTTGATTGAGAGCTTTGATTGCTTTATGTAGATATGAAAGTGTAAGTTTTCTATTTCTATCTACAAGACCTGATGTTACAAAAGTTATTGCATCTCTTGCAATTTGAATTCCTTTTCCAGATGAAGCATATTTTTGAACTGTGGCATCTGGAAAATAAATGAAATACTCATCAATTTCTGGTTCTATAAAAGCATCTTTATTTTTTGTATCTGGAACAAAAGACATACCAGCTTCCTTACCAGTTCTTCTTTCCACCCTCATAAATTTTATTTTGAGGGGGTCTATACTTCTGATATCTTTAATACCTTCTTCTGGTTTCTTTAAATCAATTACTTTATGATAAATTAAGCGACCATCAACATACCAATTTCTAAAAATTTCATGAGACTTTTTATCAAAGTCCATCAAATCTTTTACGTATTTAAATTCTTCTCTAATAATTTTTTTTAGTCCATCACTTGCATTTAAGTTACTTAATTCAATTTCTACTGGAGAATCATTTAAGTCACTTATAATTGCTTCATTAACAACATTTTCAATCGCACTATCACACTCTGGGTGCAGTGACATTTCACGATATCTTTTAATCAAGTCATATTCATTCCTGAATACACCTTCAATATCTACATATTGTCCATAAAAACCAGATGTAATATAGTAATCAACCCCATCCTCGTTATTTTCGGGGACAGGGGATATGGCACCTTTAGGTAATTCTGGCTTATCTTCAATAGAAAATCCAAAAAGCTTTGGCATAGTATAATTTTAAACTGTAAAAGTATTTA